TTAGCATTGGGATCGGCGCCAATACCGCCGTGTTGAGTGTGGTGAAAGTTTCGCACCCACTTCACCAATAAAACCGCCACTCAAGGCCATCGAAACCATCTCGCGCCCACTCATCGTAATGCGACTCACCGCTCGCTGCAAGATCGCCCTTTGTTCTGAGTAGAGTAGCTGATGGAATCCGGTGAAGGTCTCCACCAAGGCTAGGGCCAGTTCCTTCGGGGACACCTGGGGTTGTGGCGCGGGGTAGAGTGTCGAGAGCGCAGCGCGATCCGCCTCGATTTTCTTTTTACGCTCGTTGAATTGCTCCCGGCTGAGATCGGTCTTCTGGTAAAGATCCAGGAGCTTTTCGTACTCCCGATCCAGCTTCGCGGAGGCCTGCGCGCGCTTGCGATCGTCGCCTGGCGCGGTCTCGGGGATCGCGGCCAAGATCTGATTGAGAACCTCCAGCTTGAGCAGCTCCTCGGAGAGCAGCTGTTGAATCGCCCCATCCACAGCTTCGCGCTGGAGGCTGGGCGATTTGCATCGAGGACAAAAATAATAGTCGCGGTGTTTTTTGCGGCCGCACCCGCTTCTCGTATACCAACGTGCTCCACAGCTACAGCGCAATAACCCACTCGCTAGAAAGCGCGGAGCGCGCTTGCGTCGCCCGTGCTCCGTGGCGCGTCTGCGAAGCTCTTCCTGGGCCCGCTCAAATAGGCTCTCGGAGATCAAACCCTTTTCGATGACCCGCAGCTCGATCACCTGATTGCGCGGTCCCAGCCGTCTGTATTTGCGTGGTTCGCCATCCTCGCCGAGATTCTTGGAGCGGATCACGGGACCCGTCTTCTCCCTGTCATAGACTCGAACCCCGATCCAAATTTTGTTGCTTAAGGTGCTTCGGACACCGTTGTAACTCCAACCGTTGCCCACGGAATCAGCGATACCGTGATAGGAGAGCTTGCGATTGACAAACAGATCAAAGATGACCGGGATCACCCGCGCATCGCCAGCGAGGTCGTAGCTCCAGATGCCTGTGGATTTGTCAAACAGCACTCCACGCGGGAGCGACATCGCTCCATTCACGTGGCGCTTTTGCATACGGAGCCGCTCCTTACCGCCCATGGTCCGCTTGCGGATCTCCTCGCGCTCCAGCCCCGCAAACATCCCGCGCAGCATCGATTCCATCCAGCCGCTCTGCGTGTTGGGATCGATCACTCCGCTGGGCGTGTAGATCCGCTTCCCGTTCGACCGGAAGTGATCGAAGATCGCCATATCGCTGAAGTTGGCGGGCCGCACCAGGCGATCCAGTGCGGAACATGCGACCCCATCAATCGAGGGATCAGCGAGATCTCGAAACACCCGTTGGAATTGTTTGTTGTCGAGAACCAGTGTGCCGCTTTCAACTACCTCGATGGTGCGGATGATCGTCGCCCCGGTGTAATGTTGGATCGTTTCGATATCCTTCCGCTGACGCTCGACGCCCGCGCGTCCCTCACTGACCTGTTCCGCTGTTGAGTGGCGGATCACTCCGATCAAATTCATCGGATGCCTCCATTCCACAAACCGCGCGAGCCAGCTCGATCGCACGCCGGTAATCCCTGGCGATGATCGCCTGTTTGAGAGCATCGATCCGAGCCACGCGAGCCTGAGCGATAGCTTGTAGCTCTTTGAGTTCGTCGCGGGAGAGGATCATAAGTCACCCGCAATTGGTTTAGCTTTAGTCTCATACTCTATTATCCAAGTTAGTAAGTAGAGATGTCTCGACATACTAAGTACCCTGCCTTGCCTCGCCAAGCCGTGCCCAGCCCCGCGCCGGCCCTCTACACAGCGCCTCGCCGCGCCATGCCGCGCCTGGGTTAAACTGAAAAACCTCGCCTTGCCTCGCCAAGCCACGCCGAGCCGCACCTGGCCGAGCCTGGCCCGACCAAGCCGATCCTGGCCAGGCCGAACCACCGAACCCGTTTTACCCTCGCCCTGCCTTGCCCAGCCTTGCCAGACCCGGGCGCGCCGTACCTGGCCTAGCCCCGCCGCGTTTGACCGTGCATTTGTGATTTGCAAATCGGTGCACTGACATAATCCATCGACACTCGATACAACAAACAAGTGTTCGCTGTCTGCCCCGGCTCCTCATTCAAAACCTCGCCTCGCCCTGCCTAGCCATGCCCCGCCAAAGCGTGCCATGCCTTACCGGGCCCTACCGCGCCTGGCCCCGCCAAGCCCGGTGATATCGATCCTTGCCCTGCCTAGTCTCGCCACACCAGGCCAAGCCTGGGCTCGCCTCACCATGCCATGCCCCACCTGGCCAGAACCAAAACCTCGCCTCGTCCTGCCACGCCAAAGCTCGCCCTACCACACCCGGCAAAGCCCAGCCGTAAACCGATACCTCGCCATGCCTTTGCCTTGCCGGACCTGACCACGCCCCGCCTGAGCGCGCCGTGCCAGACCAGACCGAGCCGCGCCGAGCCCTACCTGAACCGTTTCAAAAACCCTCGCCTCGCCTTGCCCTACCAAACCCGGCCGAGCCCCGCCAAGCTGCGCCATGCCAGACGTTGCCGCGCCGTGGAAAACTTTTTTGACACCTCGCCTCGCCAAGCCTCACCGGGGCCAGCCTTACACCGCCCTACCTAACCCCGCCGTGCCCAATGAAAAACCTTTGACACCTCGCCTCGCCAAGCCTCACCCGTCCCAGCCTCACCTCGCCGCACAAGACCAGGCCTGGCCGTGCCTAGCCCGAACTCAAAACCCTCGCCTTCCCGTGGCCAACCTCGCCAGACTTCGCATCGCCCGGCCAGGCATTGCCTCACCTCGCCAAAACCAGACCTCAAAAACCTTGCCTCGCCTCGCCCGACCACGCCGAGCCAAGCTACGCCGGACCGTGCGCTGCCGTGCCACGTAAAAAACTGAAACCTCGCCTCGCCTTACCGGACCGCGCCCCACCGTACTCTGCCAAGCCTCGCCCAGCCAAACCCGGCCTTGCCGAGCCGTGATGTAAACTCAAAACCCTCGCCCTGCCGCGCCTCGCCAGGCCAAGCCCCAGCCCGCCTTACCATGCGGTGCCATGCCGCGCCGTGCCACAGTCAAGCTGCTGGTATCTTCAAATCCCGTATCAAGCTGCCTAGGCGCCGCAGGCCTTCCATCAGCTGCCGGTTGCCGGTATCCAACAAATCGCTCTCGATCAGCTGCGTGAGTTGATTGACGTAGAACAGCTGATTCATTCCGCCCAGGTGTCTATTGACCTCAAGTTGCGCTCTCGTCAGCTTCTTCCCGGCCATGTGGCGAATCGTCGCTTTGAGCGGAACTTCCTCGGATTTCTTGTCCGCCATTAAGACACGCCCCACTCGGCCCGCGCGTAGTTCATCGTAGGTATCGCCGGTCAGACCGAGCGCAGCAGCAGCATCCGTGTTTGCTATCTCCAATTTTTCAGCGAGTAGGATGCAATGTACCCGGTCGTACCGGCTCAACGTTCTACCATGGCTGGCGTTGTAACGAATCGAATCGATGAGCAGCTCCGCATCCGAGGAATATGACTTCTCCAAGACTTCGATCTCGTGCTCCGGTCCATAAAGGGCGAGATAGACCTTGACCCGATGAAAGCCGTCAACGATCCGCAGCGTTTTCTTGCAGACTACGACCGGAGGCATCGTGGCGCCGGCGACCACCGCTTCGCGCATGTAGCCCATGTGATGCTCGTCCACGGTGACGCGCGGATAGACCGAGAAATCGAATATCAATTCAGCTAGTTTGTGTTGCTTCATGACCCTCGCCTTGCCGTGCCTTACCGCACCTCGCCCATCCGCGCCCAACCATGCCCCACCGTGATGGAACGTCAAAAACCCTCGCCTTGCCTTGCCACAGCCCGCCCGGCCGCGCCAGGCCTTGCCTTACCGGGCCATGCCCTATTTCTTGCTGTTGATCGGCTTTTCAGCGAGTAGTTGAGCTGTGAATCTGCCGAACCAGCCGCTTTTCTGGGGCCGGTAATCCAGGATGCCGATACGCGGACCGCCACGACTCAGGCATTCAAGCACCACTTCATCCGTAATCAGATCATCCAGTTCGAAGGACACTTTACAGGCCCAGCCGGTGATCTTGGGGCGGGATCGCATTATGCCATTGCCATCAACCACGACCCGTCGCGTGTCGATCACGTAACGGTCGCCCTTCATCGGCTTCAGCGTCTTGACATCCAGCAGCGGGTACCACTCCTCAGCGGGGAACACCGTGCCCATCAGCACGCTGGTAGCTGCCTGTTTAGCGATTCGCATCCCCTTTGCGCCGGATACGATGCATTTCTTGACGGCCATTGCCGGTATTTGAAAATTGTCATGTTCATCCAAATACCGACCAGCGGCTGCTTCATCTTCTGGAGTTGGAATCTGTTTTGCAGCCAGACCCTTCTTCCCGGTTGTCATGCTGATCGGATTGTGCATCAGCAGAGGACTGATCTCACTTATCAAGTACGTTGTAAGTCTCATGGTTTAGCTTTCCTTTCAGTTCAAATGGGCCTTTCTGCTTCGACGGATGTGAAGCGCAATGCTTTGCGATAGAGCGTGGGCAATCTGCTCGATGTGGATCTTGCCCGCGTATTCGTAGAGCGCCACAGCCGTGTGATCCGTGTCGGCAAAGCTTTCTCCGTCAGCGATCACATCGATGGATATCTTCGTGAAATCATCGTATAGCGCTACTAGGGGACCGAGAATCTCATGCACCTTCACGGTGAGGAGTGCTGGGACACCTTCTTTCTGAACCCAAACGTATTGCCCCACGGACAGATCGGCGGGCTTCAGCTCCCGGCCGACGAGTGGGTGTTGCGGATGTTCCATGTCTACTCCTCCAGCAGTCCGGGCTGCTGCTCGCTTTCGAGAACAAAATCGCGTAGGGATTTTTTCGGCGGTTCGGGCTGCGCCGGCTCTGCGAGCGTAGGCTGCGGCGCCGCGGCCTCGATGGGCACATCGTAATCAGCTAGCTCGACCTGGATCGCGCCGCGCAGAATCCCTGTCAGGTAGTACTTGCGGAGCCGCCGCATCGCTGACCAGAAGTACATATCCCGGCCCCAGCTTTTGTAATTCCACTTCTCCGCAAGCGGCTTCTGGCCGGCCCTCTGCTGCCCTTGCTCCTTTTCGTAGATCATCGCGTTTTCCGCGTCAGCTTCCGTGAAGGAGGCTTTAACGGGCTTGCCATCCCGGTCTACAACCGGCTCCCAGCGATTCGTGAGACGGTTATAAGACTTGAGCCAGAGCGTGCACCCGATGCACTTCTCCCACGTTTTCCCCTTCTTGTACTCAACGGTTTCCTCGTGCCACTGAGCATCCCAGCTATAACCAGCCTGCTGTATTTTGCTGGCGAGGTAATCCGTCCCTACACCGGGCTTGCCGTTTATGAAGAAGACGTTGGCCATCGCGTCGGCAGCAAGCATCCCCCAGTTACGCCCCATCGCAATTTTCGATAGAGCCTTGGCGATAGCCTGCTCCTGGGTTTGGCCGGTGATATCAGCAAAATCGCCGGATAAGGCGAACTGCTTGGCCATGCGCCAGTCCTGATCGAAAAGCTCCTTTTCGTTGTTGGTCCTCACCAGCTCCTCGACGAGGTGTCTGTAGTTGCCCGAGGTATCGGCCAGGAGCATTTTTAAGATTTCTGTCGACTGTCGGCTTCTCTGCACGATCTCAGTCGGCGCTGTCTGAACTGGCTGTTCCGGTGTCATCAGCTCTCCCTGTCGCGGCCGCGGCGGTCCGTGTAGCGGATCCGCCTGGTCCCCGGCTTCGTAGATGTGAATTCCTTGAGCAGCTTTTCCTGCTCTGCCTGGCTCGCCAGAAGCAGCTGGGCCAGGCCCTCCCAATCGGTGATCTGGCTATCTTTAGACAATTTCCAGGTGAACTTTCCGCGAGGCCACTTCAGGCCTTCGTGATCGCCGATCTGCTCCTTGATCTGTGCTTCGAGTAGAGCCCGGCGCTCCTTGACGCAATCCTCCTCATCGCGCACGCCGGCGTATTCATCGAGCATCGCAGCTTGATCGAAGTCGGCTGCGCGAACGTCGCTCCGGTTATGGCGCGGATGCTTCTTTTGGAGCCACCGATGGGCTAATTCGCTACCGCTGATCGGGGGCCGCTCGTCGCCAACCAAATACCGCTTCCACCAGTCGTGGGCCCGCCGCAGCATGATGCGCTCGACGTCCAGATCGCGCTCGACGGTGTAGATCCGCAGATCATCGGCTCCGATCACGAGGGCTGCGATGTCCCATTGAAGGTAATCGAGCGCTGCCATGTACCACCAAGCCTGCATCACCGCACGCGGCGGGATATCCTCGACCGTCTTTCCCCAGTACGGCGATTGATCGAAGGAGACGTACTTCACGTCGACGCCGCGGCGCTGGCCGATCACCACGGCATCCGGCGAGTAGGCCATGAACTTGTACTCAGGGTGGCGTTCGGTCTTATCCCGCCACTCCGTTTGATTCCCGGTCAGGTGGCTGTAGTAGGCTGCGATCCCCTGTTGCAGGAATGTCCCGAGACGTATCCGGGGATTTTCTTCCTGGGGCGGCAGCTCGCCCTTCTTCCGCGCCCACAGGCTGAATTCGTCCAGGTAATCGTGGACCCCGAAGATGGCCGCGATCTCGCTGCCACCGATAGCCAGGGCGCGTTTTTGCTCGTCAGCCATCCGAACCTCACGCAGCTGGAAGATACTGTTGTGCAGCGTTGACCTGGGCAAAGAGCGCCATTACAGCTTCCGGTCCTTGATCCTCTGCGAGCGCTGTCAAAGCGGGCAACCCAGTATGGATACTCGCCACGATCTCCTGGCGGGTTGCCTTGCGCCCTTGCGCGTACCAGTGGACCACTCCGGTTGGATCGCCCACCCGAATGAGATAGCGGCCCTGATGATCCTTGAAGGTTTGGAAATCGCGCGTCGGCCAGAGCGCTGTCACGCCCGGGTTACGGGCAAGCCCCAAGCCTGGCGCATCCTTAGCGCCCTCGGGCATCGGCGCCGGCCTGCGCACCATCTCGGGATTCACCATGAACGGGCAGTTGGCCACGCTCCAAACGGCGCAATCCACGTGACAGGGCGGCTCCGATGTCGTCCGCGTCACGGTGCACATCGGACCGAGGACAAATGTGAGATGAATTCCCAGGCGGCCGCCGCAGACCCAGCAGCGCTGGTTCAGTACGGCATCGCGCCACTTGGAGCCATCCGCCACGCGAAAATCGACCGCGCCATCCTTAACCGCCACGAACCAGGGTGTAACCCACCAGAAGCCGTTGCGCTCGGTCAGCAGCAGCTCGATCATCCGACCCGGCATCGTTTCAAGATTCTGGCTGGGATGGATCGGCAGACGGTCTCTAACGGCATCAGCCAGGCTGACCTGTTTCGACATGCTCTTCCTCCTCCTGGTTGCCAAACATTTTGAGAGCGCCATGGTAAAGCGCCATGTCCATTTCGGAAATGTGGACTTCCTGCAAGATGAGCGGCCCATCCTGCGAGCGCTGGTACATCTGCATCAGCGTCATCATTCGTTTGGGCGTCTGGACGGTAATTACGATGGCTTCAACGCGCTCCAAAAGGCCCTGCTCGAGGGCCACTTGGAATCCGTTTCCGATGCTGGAGATCCGCTCGAATTCTTGTCGGGAGAGCTGCCGGCCTTTTGCTGTTGAGCGGCCGACCCAGGCATCACCGACTGTAACCACGGCGGTGATACCAAACAGTTCCACCATTATGCGGATGGCTTGGAAGATCTTCTGCCGAGCCTCGCGATATTGGTACAGCTCGACGTACCGCCCAGCCAACCTGATGACGTCGAGGTGGCCATCCGGGAATTCCAGGACAAACAGCGGCTTTATCGACGACTGGCTCTCCAGATCCTGTTTCACGGAAGCGAGAGCCATATCGCTCAGGTACAGCAGGTTTTCGGTGTATTCCGACGTCGCATCTTGAAAGCTCTTGCAGTGACAATAGCCGCAGCCCGCGATGGGATCGTGGGCTTCCTCCAAGTGATGACACACGCAGGGCTTCGTTGTTGTTATGGTCATGATTTTGGTGGCTGCTACTTCTGAGGTTTCTTCTTGCTCGGCGCGCGTGGTTCGACCGCAGCGGTGCCATTACGGTCGAAAAGATGAGCCATGATCAGCTCGTTGACGATTCGAGCCGGGCGCACGCGAGAACCTTCGATCTGCTGGCGGTGCCCGCATTCACTCTCCAGTAGATCGATGGCTTGTTTGGTTAGCGTCACGGTGACGCGCTTCACACCAACCTTGCGTTGATATGGTACAGGCACAAAAAAGCCTCCCTTACCAAAATTGTTCGAGTCCTCTCGTCGCTGACTTCCCCGCGCCGACCCCTTAGTACTAGCCCTTCCGAGTTGCTTCTAAGGTGACTTCCACGTGCACACAAATATACATTTGCGTGATTGTTACGTCAAGGTGAAATGTTGCAAAGACACGGTTTAGCGTGATTGTTGCGTGACTGTTGGGCGACTTTTAGTCACGCAAGAGTCGCGTAACAATTGTTTGTGCCGGAAAAACAAGCACTTAAACGATATAGGCTTCACAGTACTTTTGACCACAACCTGTCCGTTCGGATAGTTGGTTAACGTCGGATAACCGATCCTAAGATCGCGATCTCCGCGCGCATCATGAATGCCTCAAACGATGTACCTTGATGTGTTGCTCATCAGCGCGTTGCCCATCGCGATGTAGTTGGTGTTGAACATCGAACCGTGCACCACCACTTCCAAAACGATCTGCGTCACCTGGACCTGGTTGGGCGGCAGCGCGATCCATTCGAGCACTGCCTGGGTCATCTGCACCAAGTTGGTCGGTAGCGCGATATATTCGAGCACCGCCTGCGTCAGCCATTCGCCAGATGCCGGCGGGATGATGTGCGCAACGCCCGTGATGGTCTTGTTCTGGAGGAGATTGATCCGCGCCTTGCCGGTGATCGTCCGGTTGGTGGTGCCCTGGATATCGGCTTTGCCGGTGATGGTCTGATTTGTCTTCGCCCTGATATCGGCTTTGCCTGTGATCGTCTGCGTCGTGGTCGCAGTGATCTTGGCTTTGCCAGTGATCGTCCGGTTCGTGGTCCCGGTGATCTTGGCGACACCGGTGATGGTCTGATTTGTGCCAGCTGGCGCGGGGCTCGGTCCGCCGAGTTCGCCAAAGCCTAACTCGAACGAGCCGAGTTGCATTTACCTAGACCTAAACGCCATCCCAGTGGTAGCAAAACAGTGTGCAGGGGTGTCCGGTGTTGTTGAGATCTATAGTTAAGCCGACTTGATTTGGTCCTGAAGCCAGGAAAGCGGTGCGGGATTCTGTGAGACCGATGACGCTGAAATCCTGACCATTGAGGCTGGCCGAGTAAATCAAATTCGTCCCGTTGTCGGTGACACGATAAAAGGCGTGTAGCGTACCCAAGACGTCAACAAGGGGTGATGAGTTGTAACTTGTAGCCGAATTCCAACGACTGACCAAGCTCGTCCAACCGGTACTCCCCGTGCTGTTATAGCAGAGCCCCCAACTGATGAGCTTCCCGGTGGACGATTCGCGCAGACAAATCCCCGTGTTAAGGAAATTTGCCGCCATCGTGCCGACCATGTATCTAACCGTGAAAGTCCAGGGCGTCCCTGGGGCCGATTTCACAAGAATCCTATGGGTATCGCTGGCAGTGGATGCTGTTGACATGAAGATCCCGCCGTACGAATCCGTGGCCGTGGCGGTTCCCTGATTCACCCACGTCAAAGAACCGACCGAGGGCGGCGCCTTCAGGGGACAGATCGGACCCCAATGAGCGAACGCGGCCCCGGTGTCGCGGCGGAGTACGAGGGCATCTGTGGGGAGATACAGACTTCCAGCTTTATAGGCGCTGGCACTGGCAAAAGCGCCGGTCTGATGGGAGTCGATTCGGATCTGATCGAGCATCCCGGCCGTGAGTTCACCACCTATTACAGCGTTGGCAGCGGCCGTGCAATTGGCATCATTCGCTTCCGCCGTGACGGTCCAGGTAGTGGTGGCGGCTCCTGCGGTGACGATGAGTAGCGTGTTCTGTGCATTTGCCAGGCGCACGCGGAATTGCCCACCAGCAGCTTGCATGGCTACGGGAGCAGCGGCGCTCACAGAGAGAGTCCCCGATCCAGCGGTGTAGTTGGACGACAAATCCCGCAGCCAATAGTTGGTGTACAGTTCGACTGCCATAAACTAAATACCAGCCCAGCTTAGGCAAAGCAGTGTGGCAGTGCGCGCGCCGTTCATGTCCAACATTATGCCGGCTTGATTTGGCCCTCCAGCCATGAAAGCGGTACGGGGTTCTGTGAGAACGATGTTACTGAAATCCTGACCGTTGAGGCTGGCGGAATAAATCAAATTGGTCCCGTTGTCGGTGACACGATAAAAGATGTACGGTGTACCCAAGTTATTAGTCAGAGGTGTCGAGCTGAAAGTTGTGGGATTAGTGAACCGAGTAACTAGGCTCGTCCAACCGCCGTTATAGCAGTACCCCCAATTGATGAGCTTCCCGGTGCCCGATTCGCGCAGACAAATCCCTGTGGTGATAAAGTTGATCCCTGCGCCATCGACTAGGTATAAAACCGTGAAAGTCCACGGAGTCGCTGGAGCCGATTTCACAAGGATCTTCAGGCTATCGGTAGCGCCAGTGTTTGTCGTTGACATGAAGATCCCGCCGTATAAGTCTGAAGCTGTGGCGGTTCCCTGGTTCACCCAAGTCAAAGAACCGACCGAGGGCGGCGCTGTCAACCGAAAGAGCGGACCCCAACGAGCGAATGTGGATCCGGTATCGCGGAGCAGCATGGGAGCATCTGTGGGGAAATACAAACTTCCAGCTTTATAGGCGCTGGCACTGGCTATGGCGCCGGTCTGCTGGGAATCAATTCGGATCTGGTCGAGCATACCGGCTGTGGCTTCGCCGCCCAGGACAGCGCCAGCCGCGGCCGCGCAATTAGCATCATTCGCTTCCGCTGTGACCGTCCAGGTAGTGGTGGCGGCTCCTGCGGTGACGATGAGCAGGGTGTTCGACGGATTTGCCAAACGAACGCGAAATTGAGTACCGGCAACTTGCATGGCTGCTGGAGCGGCAGAGCTTACTGAAAGCGTTCCCGATCCAGCCGTATAGTTGGACGACAAATCCCGCAGCCAATAATTGGCGTAGAGTTCTAAGGCCATTTACTTCACCACCATGCACTGCGTGTAGGTCTGGCCATCGGGGGCAGCGTAGTTCCAGCCGATCCGATAACCGACCTCGTGGCTGGGGGCTTCTTCAGAGCCGAGCGTGAATGAATGCCGGTGATCGCGGAAGTAGATTAGCTCGAAGCGGCCGCCAGGCGGGATCGTATCGGTGGCTATCGGCTGGAGCCACACCGTGATTCCGTTGACTTCGAAATGCCCATCGACCAGATCCACCATGAATTGGTTCCGACCATCGCACAGCTCGAAGACTTCGAGCGGAGAATCGGTTTTTGAAACGACGTCGTAATAGGTGCTCTTCGTCGGGTCCAGCTTGGATACATCTTCGGGGCCCTGGTGGATATCCGTGCCGTCTTTGAAAAAAGCGGTGAAGCGGTATTTCAGGGTCATCAGTTCTCCTGGTATTGCAGGGTGAGTGTGACCGTCGCGGTATCGCCTGGCGCAGCTGAGGTGGTCGTTTGCAATTGAGTCGGCAGGTATTGCGAGTAGGTAGGGTTGGAGGACGAGGTAGCGCCTTTGCCAGCTGCCTCCGGTCCCGTGGCCCCGAATAAGACCGCCGCGCCCGAGCCGATGACGATCGCGGTCGTGATATCGGTTGAGAGCGAAGCATTGGCGGTCGTCGCCGGCGTGGTGTAGGTGCCGGTCACGGTTCCCTTGAGCGTCAGGCCGGTCCCTAGTGAGCCCGCTGTGTGGGCCCAAAGGCCGCTCAAGATCGTGGTGAACGTACCGCTAAAGTGGCCGAAGGTCCACTTGTCGAAGCTGTTGTTGCCAGCGGTGATCGGCGATGAGGAATAAGCGGTTGAGCTGTCGTCGATGTTCTTCCAGTTGACGTCCGTGCGCGCGCCCGTGCGGGTCGTGCCCTTGGCGGGACTGCCCGTCGCGGCCCCGTTGTCTTCCATGAATTCGAAGGTTGCAGCCATTTTTAGGAGGTCCTCTTGATGCCCAACTGCATGGCATTGATTTCGGTGGGAGTCCAATCGGATGAAGTAAAAATACTCACCCGTTGCGGATCAAGCAGCTAGAACCAGGAGGTGAAGCTCGGGTGATATGCAGCGGTGTCGATCACCGTGCCACCGCCTGATTTATATTCGCCTTCAACGGAGGCATCGCCTGCATCGGATTTTTCTATTAGCCAGCAGGCCTGCGTTCCCTTGATCGTGCCGCTGAAGCCGCTGATCGTGTCGAGGTAATACCGGTCGATGTTGCCGACGCTGCTGCTATCGCAGGAAACGATGGTCGTGGAGTCATCCGCAGCAGGGTGTTCCTTGACCATCGTGTAATGCGAGCCACCGCCCGATGGCACCCACTGCGTGATATCGCCATCTGATGCCGGGAAGAGAGCATAAACGCGGACATCGCCCAGATACTCGCCATCGGTGAGGTATACGTCATCGATGAGGCAATGATTGCCGCCACCAGGACCGCCCACGCTGAACGAGGTCCAACCTGGAGCGGTGGGACTGCCGGTGAGCGTGAAGCTATCGCTCAAAACCACGGCTTCATTGATGCGAGCTTCGCAGGTCATTACCGAACCGGAAATTGAGACTTTGAACTCGCAGTAATACCAGGTGTTCGTCAGCATCACGAAGGTCGACAAGGCTCCATTGGCCGGCGTGGTGTGGTTGTTTGGCAAGGTGTAGACTCTGCCGTCGCCATTGTGCTGTAAAGCGACCTGGCTCGTGTTGCCGAATCCAGGAATGACGTAATTGAACGTGATGATCGCGTTGGCGAAAGATTGCGTCTGGTAGGCGCAGCCGCCCGTGATTGTGGGGTAGCAGCCGCTCACGCCGCTCCCACCGATGACTGTTTTCTGAGCGCCGATTCCATCAACGGAAAGACATTGACTGCCTGTGCGAGCGCCGCCCCCGATACTACCGAACGTTGGCAAGCTGGTCGTCCATTTGCGGGCCATCTGCGAACCGCTGTAGTGCTCGAAGGAATCGCAAAAAATTAGCGCCATAGGTCCTCAGATAAAGTGGATGTTCACCAGCAAGTCACCAGGGTTCGGAGGAGTTTTATCCGAATCGGCCATGTTGACGGTTCCTCGGATTCCCAGCCCCTTCATGTACTGAATTCCAAGATCCGAATTGAAACTGATAGCTGCGCCAGGCGGAACGCCGAGCGTGAGGATCGGCGTATCGCCTTCGGTCGGGTTCGTCGCTTTATCGTAAAGTTTGATGTACCGCCAGCCCCCGCCCGTTCCGCTGCTGTGGTTGGAGCAATGCCAGCCATAAACCTGTCCGGGACCCGTCTTTATCAGGGAGTTTGGTCCTGCCGGGGCGGTAGCCACAATGCGGATGCCAATCGCTGGACTGTCGCTCCCCACATCGAGACGGAATACGTTGAGTCCGCCTGCTCCGCCATCGGCGTAGGCCCCATTGTTGTAGCCATTCACGTACACCTGCGGTGCCAGCGGAAGCGATCCCGTTACAAGGGCATTCTGTACTCCCACTGCGAGATCGTTGATGGGGCCAGCTGGAGCGCCGCTCGATTGCGTGGTGAAGGCGATGCCAAAAATGCACTGATCCGGCATGGTGATGTTTTGGCCGGTGAAGTCGAAGGTCACCGGAAAAGCCAAACCGTTATGACAGCCATCCGGCGCCAGCCATTTGGTCGTTGATGGACAGTTTGTCGTATCTGGCTCTGCTCTCCAGGGAACCAGTACGGTTTGCGTAAGTGTGGCAACTTTGGTGCCCGGTTCAGGATTGACTCCGCTCGAATCCACAGCGTAAATGTTCAGTGTGATGTTGGCATTCCAGCCCGTGGTCTGATCGAGCGGCTTCGCAACATCCGTTTGCATCCCGACCCTGGCGGTCTTGGCGGGGTTGTATTTCGTGAAGTAAGCCCATGTGATCATCGTCACCGTGACTGTCGCTAGGCGGCGAGTGTCGTCAGCGAGACTCACCAGCTGGCCAAATTCCACCATCGAACCGGCCTCAAAGTTTTGGCTGGTCATGCTGTAAGGGAAAGGATCTGGAAAGTTTTCGTAAACGGTCGTCTCGCCCCCTCCAGCTGGCTGGAGATTCAGGTTGCGATACGGTATCAGCCCGCCCCCAGCCACCTGTGGGTAAACTTGGTGCGATGGGTAATGGATGTTATCGATTAGCGTGCTGGCGAAGGTTTGGTCCGCGCCATTCGCATCTTTCAGTGTGAAAGCCATTGTTTACCCTCAAATCATAAGATTATAGGCACCAGCCGGATTGCGCTTTCCCCGCCCACCTCGGGAGCAGCGATATTGGCCACTCCGCTGATGGATTGCATTGCGATCGCCGTGATCCGAGCTACCCCGCCGATGGTCTTAGTCTGAGGGAAGGGGTTTCCCGTGGGCACATCGCCGCGCTCGCGGAGCACCAGCTCAGCGAAGTAGTAAGCGAACGCGTTAATCCTCACGACGTCAAAGACCGTGCCATCCTTGGTCAGCGAATCGCCCAAAGCTGGCGGCGCCGGCAGCTCGCTGTTTTCGATCAGGGCATGGGAATAGCGCCCCGGCGAAACTTCCTCAGCTTCGGTTCCTTCGATCCAGATGATCGGCACCGTTACGGATTGTGCCTGGACGCCGCCCGGCCAGTAATCGAGATCCCTGCCGAACTCTGCGAGCAGGCTCGTCCAGAGCTGCGGCACGTGGTTTGAGATGAATGGATTGATGAACGTAGCCATAGGCTTTTAGGTGATCCGCGCCACTCCGGTGATCGTCTGGTTGTGAAGTTTGTTGATCCGCGCCTTGCTGCTGAGCGTGCGCGTGGTCGTCACGGAGATCCTAGCTTTACCCGGGATCGTTGCATTGGTCGTGTGATAGCCGATCTTGGCTTTGCCGGTGATCGTTTGGGCCGTGTAGCCTGGGGTTCCCCCGCCGCCGCCGCCGCCGCCCCCTGTGCCTGAAGTGATCTTGGCCCTGCCGCTGATGATCCGCTGAACCGGCGCTGAGAGCGGTGCCCATCGGATTACACCCTCGATACCGACCGCACCGCCCGACTGGAGCACATCTACTCGGAAGAGATCGCCCACAGCGAAGGTTACGTGCGCAAAGCTCGTGAAGAGCCTGAACCCAGTTGCTCCCACTGGGTACTGGTAGGCATTCGTAGGAAAGATGCTGGTCCAGGTGACGCCGTTGTCGTGACTGAACTTCACATCGAAGATGGCCGTCGCCGTCGTGGGCGGCGTCACGCAGCTCAGCGAAGCCACGAATGGGACGCCGGGAAAGTGGATGTTTCCGTATTTGCCTATCGGGTTGGTGGCCAACGTATCGACGTCCAGCCCGAAGGTCATGATGCCGTTCTGCGCCGGCGTGGCGGGCGGAGTGGTCGAGACGAATTCGTAGAGCCATACCGGAGTCGTGCTCATTGGATGATCCGCCGCGGCCGCACCCTGCTACCAAAGCCAACGGCGAAGCCCGCAGGGAGAACAGGGATCGACGTTTCCTGGCCAGCGGTGACTTTGAGCGCATTCCCTAACGCCGGGATACCGATGCTCGCTGAGCCGTCAAAGAGCGTCTCACCATCAGCGCAGTTGACAGTCACCGGATTCGCGCCATCGTTGAAGATCAGCAGCGTTCGGCCCAAGTATTGGTCGATGGGAAGCAGGTTGATCGTGATCGCGTTTGTGCTGGTGTCGCACCGGATTGTCTGATCGGTGACCTCCATGGTGTACGGTCCTGCGCCTGGTCCCACGATGCGCACCACGGGCGGTTGACCGAATATGTAGATCATCCGGTAAGCCGCGAATTGCTCATCGGTCGAGGTGGCATCGGTATTCACCAGGAATCCGCCCACCAAGACCACGTCATTCGCCAGGTTCGGGACGGGCACCCTGACCTCGACGGTGACGCCGCCATGAGGAATGCCCATTTCCGAAGTCTCGGCAACATGGCGCCAGTCGGCCGCTTCCACGATGAAGATGGAGGTGTTATCGGGAATCACATCCCAATTGGGGACCACGGTGAGCGTCGTCGCATCGTTGGCTGAGATCCAGCGCACCTGGCCAGCGCCCGTGCCCCGGAGGATGCGCACCAGTCGTCCGACCTCCGCGCCAGGCACGAAGCCAGGCGAATCGAACTGCTGAATGTTGACCGAGTTATCCCACATGGGATCGGTGATCGTGTTCGCGGTCGCGGAGAGAGCTTGGGCATACACGCCCAGGACGTCGTCGACCTGGACGGAATCGAGCCCGTGAACGATATTCGGGGTTACGGTAATCGTTCCGGTCGAGCCATCGAACGCTGTGATGGTGAAGTTCCACAAGGGCACGGCACCATCGACATTCGAGATCACGAACGCGGTACGGCCGACCCAGGGATTGGTGCTTCCATAGAAATCGTTGCACTGGATCTGGTTGGGCGGCGTCACGCCATCCACGCGCAGACCGCAGAGCGCGCCATGCCAAACCTGCTTACAGGCGACCTTGACTCCCCAAGCGCTGGCATCCGGTAAGCCCTGCGTCCAATCGAGCAGTGGGCCCGTGATATCAATCGTGGTGGGCAGAGCGCCCGAGGCGCCGAGCTGCTGGTTTGAAATTCGTCTCCGGTCGAGGCCTGCCCACAAATCCCAGCCATCCCAAGGGTCGGCCCCAGGTTCGGTGGTAATGGTGATTTTCTGGCTCGAGTGCCCAGATGGGATGAAGATCGCGCTCAGGTTCGATGGTGTTGTGGGATTTCCATCCGAATCGCGCTGGGTAACAGCCACGTAAACGGTGATCGGCCCGTCGAGACTCCCGCCTGATGCGAATTCGATATCGACGATGCGCGGTTGATCGCTGCTGATGAATTGTGAAATCGTCATCTCGCCCTGGACCACCACTCGCGGAATCCAGTTGCCATCAGCGGTGAGATCGTAATCCTGCCACAACGCGAAGGTGCGAAAGGTGGATTCATAGACCGGATCGCCAGCGTAAGGAGCGAGAAAGTTAGGCTCCCAGGCGAGCCCGGTCGCAGCCAGGAGGGTTTCCGGGGGAACGGGCGGCGGCTGGACATCAGCCGGCTTGGGCCCTGCCACCAGATCGTACATATCGTCATAGGTCGCGGTGGCTTGGATGTCGATCGAGAAGTCGGGGTTAAGCGCCCAGCGGCTTACCCGGCCCTCCGCGTACCCATTGGGCATGGTGGCATCGGTCAACGATACGATGTCCCCGACCATCGTTTGCAGAGCCAGTACGGTGGTGCGGAACTGGAAGTTGCGAGCGTTTGACTGCTCAAGCGAGCCGACGCCGCCAATCTCTTCGCGCAACCTGGTCGTGACGCAACGAGCGCACTGGCTAAGGTTGCTCACGCCCACAAAGTTTTGATTACTGGTCAGGTATTGCGGCGAATCGGGAGTGCCGAGAAACCGCGCATGGTCGATATCGTAGATGGTGACATTGTTCAGCTGCCAACCGAATTCCTCGTCACCGAAGTTGCCTACCAGCCAGTTAAAGCGCGGCTGGAGCGGGGAGAAGCTCAGGCTCTTGTACAGAACGTGCGCGCGGGTATAAGCATTCCCTGCGAGCACGCTCGAATTGACGCGGATACCGATCCACAGTTTACCGTTCACGAACGTGTAATAGCCAAGGCAGCAGTTCAGGATCTCCGTAAGCCAATCCTTGAGCGGCTTCTGCTCCTTGAGTACTCCGCGAAATGGGAACTGGACCTCCGTGCTGCCGTCGTCGGGAATGACCTTAGGAACGAGGATGTCGCAGATGGCGGCCGCCTCGATCGCCGCTTCGACGTCGAAGAACTGCTCCATCGTGGCTGCTGGGATCAGCCCATCCATTCCCTGATCCAGCCGCAGGCCGAGTCCGCGCAGGTACACGTTGATGGCTACCCAAACGGTGTTGGAGATCGCCGCGAGCCACGTACGCGAGCCAGGCGCGGTCCAGACCCAGCCGCCGATCCCGCCGATGACATTAACCTGCATCTGGTGATCGGACACCGATGAAAGCTGCAAGCCCTTCTGATCGGTGCGCCGGATCTCCGCGAAAGCGATTCCGCCGGCAAAGGTCGAGCCATCAGGGATCGTGTTCCACGGAGCCTGGCTGATTCCGACATAATCGTTAGCGCCCGACGGATCGCTGCCGATGACTCCACGCCAACCGCCGTCATGGAGCGGATCGTGCGGCGGCTGCCCGTCGAGTGTATGCAGGATCAGATCGGCGTTATAAGCGCTGATCGGTCCTTCGCCCACGATGCCCAGCGCGGAATAGAAGTCGCTCTCGTCGCGTCCCGCGGCCACATCGCAATTCACCATCATCGGTTCATCGGTGTATATTTCCTGCAGGGGCCGCTGATAAACCGTATCATCGACCACGGTGACGCTTGTCATGGACGAACGGCCCCAGCCGAAAACGCCGGTCGAGTTGTCTTTGATTCGCACTGCCTGGGGCGGGATCACTAAGCCTCCGAAGCTGTGAGGTACGCCGCGAGCTACGCAGGAATCGTAATCCTTTGGGCAATCGGGGAAGCTCGACACAGATGGGCAAAACCGGCCCTTGTAGACCTTCCAGCACGCGCGGACGATCTTCCGCGAGGGATAGGCCAGCGTGAGCGCGAACACTCCGTCGCTGACGTTCATCTGAAAGCGGCCGCTCGAATCGGCTCCCCAGTTCTGCACGTAGCCTGCCCACAGGTCGACCAGATAACCGCTCTGGACATGGAACAGACTGAATTGCAGATTGGCTGCGTAGAGGCTGAGCGGCGTGCTGGTGCCGGCGTCGAAGTAGTTCACCAGTTCGGTGAAGACTCCATCAGCGTTGCCAAAGTTGAAGCTGGCCGCATCCGAGTTCTCGCCGATGGATTGCGAGATCCCAGACCAATCGATCAGCCGCGGCAAGTATAATTGCCCGTCGATGGTCACACGCTGGTTGGACAGGTAGAGCGAGTACGGCGGCGCCGTCCCTCCGCCGCTTTCGAGCTGCGCCCTGGTCGTGATCGTGATGAGCGGAATGATTTCCTGGACCTGGTTCGTGAGCGCCGCGGCGAATACGCTATCGGGGAACCGGACCACATGCGCTTCTGAATTGAGCGGAGCGCGGGCTGCCGGGATCTCCAGCAGGGTTAGGCCCTGCGGACTCACCAACGTAGCCACCAGATAATCGAATGAAGCGCTGGGGTTCTCGTAGCGGCAGACTACGGTGGTGCCCGCTGGATTGTCCTCGGTCCGTAGTGTGTAGTTGAACTGCGCATAGACACCCTTTGCCGATTCCCAGTGGGCTTTAAGTGCATTGTAATCAGCTGCGCACAGGTGGTTCTTGACGAACCGGAACCGCCGGGCACCGCCGCCGCTCATCAAGAAACGTTGTTCTGTTTTCAACCCAGGTTGATCGAAAGTGTGGGTGACAATTGGCGGCGCAAAATCGACACCTATCCCGAAGTCGGGTTGGATGGGGAAATCAGCGATGGTCGGGGGATCTGGAATCGTGATGGGTCCAAGGGTATCGGACACTCAGACCACCTCGCGCAAGGATACTTGCACGACCGCCCGCGCCGGCCCCATCTGATCGCTCCATGCGCCATCGAAGACGACCGTGTAGCGGCCGATAGGATCTGCGCCGGTCGGATCGTAGCTGTAGGGCGGCACGGTTTCACGCAAGTTGTAGAAATAGAACGGTTGACCGAGGTGCGCGAAGAAAAACGTTCGAAGCGTAGCGAAGTCGGTGCCGTCCATCTCGGGCGACATTTGGAAGTAGTGCCGGGTATTCAGCACGAGCGAAACGCGGTCGCTGGAGCCATCCGGGTAGGTATTCGCCAGCGCTTCGAAGGTCAGTTTCTCTAGGAAAGCGCGGCATAAAACCATAGGCATTACATCAACCGGATTGGCGGGAAGGATATTAGCCGGCATCAGCTGAGCACCGTCAGGGGTTCCATCATGGCGGAAGCCGTGCTCATCCGGCTATCACCGGAACGGCTCGCCGCGGCGGTCGCGTTGGCCACAGCTGCCGGGTTGGACTGGATCGCTTGCACGACCTGGCCGGTTAACAATTGCTGCGCCTGCTGCGCGTTGAGCTGTAAGAAAACTCCCTGCTGGATGCCGGTAGCTCCCGGTACGCCGAGACTTCCCCCAGCTTTCAGACCCTCAGCGGTCGTCACGGCGGTCTGATACTGGTAAGTCGTCGGGCCGGTGTAAGGATTTTGCACCAGCTGGCCACCCTGGTAAACCGGTTGCAGCGCGAGGCCTCCAGTTTGGGATTGGATGTAGGTTGCTGAATACATGGGACGCGGCAGCATCGCAGCTTGTCCAGTCGAGAGCGCATAGAGCCGCACGATATTCTGGACCTCCTGCGACCGGATGCCGATGGAAACCGATCCCCCGTACGTCTGGTCGACGATCTGCTGTATCTGCGCCAAAATCTGGCGGTTAGAGATGTCGATCCCGTAAACCTGCTTGATCTGCGAGCGGATCCGCTCCTGTTTGGTCTGGATGACCAGCCGCAGAGCTCCAGCGATGGCTCCAGCAGCCGCGCCGATCCCGGCACCGATCAGAGCGCCAAACGGCCCGCCGTAAGTGAAGCCGAGCGTGGCTCCAGCCAACCCGCCTCCCGCGATATCCAGGCCTAGGCCGCCGATGCCGCCGCGCTGGAGGCCTGCCGCGAACAATCCCGCGCCGGCGCCAACCGCGACCCCTCCAAGCGGCCCGAGCACAGCTCCGCCAGGAAGAGGGTGTCCTGCCAAACCAAGACCAGCCAGGCCCGCGCCTGCCACCGTTGCCGGCGCATTCCGCCGTTGTAATCCCTGAGATATCAGCAGGGAACCCAGAAGACCGCTAACAGCGCCGACGCCGCGCGATTCGAGCAAGCTCCCAAGACTGAAACCGCCTGGCCCGCCGAGGCCGAATAGCGATGGAATATTGGTCAGTTGACCGAGTGCGCCCACCGCGCCGCCCGGTCGCGTGCCACCAGGTCCCAGGATGCTGCCAAAAAGCTGCGTGAGGATCGCGCCAGCTCCCTGGCCAGAGGTTGGCCCCATCAGAACGGGCGCTTCCGGCAATCCTGGCCCCTGTACAGGCCCATAGAGCTGGTTCAGAACATCGTTGCTCGAGGGCACGAACGGGGGCGTGAGTACCGGAGGCGCAGATGGCATAGCTGCCTGAACCCGCGCAATATAGGCGAGCGTTTCCGGTATGTTCGGGATGCCCCCAGCCGCGGCTACCCGGCCAGGACCCGCATTGTAAGCAGCCAGAGCCAGCGGGATACTACCGAACCGCTGTAACTGCTGGCTCATATAGCGAGCCCCCGCATCGATGTTCTGTCCTACATCGAACGGATTGGTCACTCCCAGCATCCGCGCGGTCCCCGGCATCAGCTGCATCACGCCCATGGCGCCCTTGGGCGATACCGCACCAGCCTGGAAGCCGGATTCCGCTTGGGCCATGGCGCGCAGCAATCCTGGCGGTAGGCCGTAGCGAGCGCTCGCCTGGTCGAGCTGGCCAAGGACATCGGAACCGGGCCCTGTGAGGTATTGATTGAACCGGCCCCAAAAAGCGCCGCCCGGTCGAGAACTGGGCATCTCGGTAGGTAGCGGCGTGCCAGCTGCGTGCATTTGAGCAGCGTCGCTGAATTGTGCTACTGCGATCAGGAACTTATCGTTAGCTGCGGAGAACACCTGAGCGGTGTCGCTAAGCGGCGTAAAGGTCGCTTGCGTGGCGGGCGGCTGGTAAGCGGTGGGCGGTGCCATCGGCGGCCGCGGCGGTACGCCCCGGCGCAGGAGGACACCCAGCAACCCCTGTCCCCGGTCCGGTAGCGATTCCTCCGGCACCCCGTAGCCGGCAGCTTGTGTAGCGAGTCCCGCTAATTGGGAACTGAAGGTTTCCCTCAGTTCACCCAGCGCAAGTTGTTTGAAAACATTGCCTAAAGCCTGGCCGATGGTGCCCGCTTTGCCGGTGAGCGCATTGAAAATCTGATCGAAAATGTCCCGAAAACTGGTATAGATCCGCTTCTGGTCCTCGATGATGGCATCGTTCGCTTTCTTCCAGCCCTCCAGCCGGTATTTCTGGATCTCGTCCTCTGCCTTCTGGCCGGCCAGAGCTTCCTTCTGGAGCATCTCCCGACGGCGATCATCGACCATCTGATCGATATCCGATTGCTTGAGGCCGAGCGCCAGAAGTTGCTGCGTGTTGGCTGTAACCAGTGCTTGAAAATCCTGGAAGCCCTGTTCGAGCCGGGTCTTTTGGATTTCCGCTACATCCTGCTCGGCTTTGATGCGAATTTGGGTGATCTGGTCGATGGATTGGACCTTGCGGCGGAGGTCCTGGTAATCGAGCGCTTCGATGTAGGCAGCTTGGGCTTCAGCTGAGCCCTTGATCTTTTCCGTTTGGTAGCGCTGATACTCGTCGAGGTCCTGCTTCCGCTTCTGGAAAAGAGCGCCGCTCAGCTCCGTCTGCTGCGCCTGGCTGAGCGTCGACCGCAGCTGTTCCGCATGTTCGGGCGTGATCGCCAATTCTTCTATCTGTACGTTCAACTTCTGGAATTCATGTGCGAACTTGACCATCACAGCTTCCACGGGCGAAGCGAAAGCGCGGAGCATGGTCTCGCCGGCCTGGGTGCCGATCTGCGCTATCTTCAGCTGGAGATTTTCAAGTTGTACCGAGTTTTCCTTGAGAACGGCGCCACCTTCGGGGAGCGCGAACATCTTCTTGAACTGGCTCTGCACCTCGTTTGAAACAGCGGTTACTTTGCTGGTGATCCCGCCGATGAAGCTATCGACTGTCTTTTTGACTTCGGGGATCTCGTGGTACGCGACCATGAACGCTGCCGTGAGCGCGCCAATTCCCGCGAGTAGTGCCGGGTTGGTGAACACTGCCAGGAGTGCGGTCCCGAGCGCCGGAAGGAGACTCAAAAGCGGCGTAATGACGGTTCCGATCAATTTCAAGGCTCCCGCGAGAGCGGTGAGCGCAACCACGGCTGCAGTGATATCGACGATCCATTCGCGCGTCGACTCAGGCAAGCTCTTTACATAACCGATGAAATTCTGGATCAGGTCGACCACTACCGTCAGATCCTGAATCAGCTTGACCAATGCCGGTCCGAAGGCCTGCCCGAGAGCGATTCCAGCTTTAACAACCTCATCCTGCAGATTCTTGAAAGCCAGCGCTGCATCGTTGAAATTGATCTGCCCGGTGCGCTTCCTCATTTCCTGGAGAACCAGATTGACTGTGTTCACCGGATCGAGAATGCCATTCTTGATGGCCTGTTTGACGGCTTCCGCATCTACAGGACTGGTTCCGCGTTCCTTACCGATCTGCACTTGCAGCGCTTGCATGGCGCTGACTCCCTGGCGCGTCAACTGGCGGAACAGATCCATAGCGCCCACAAAATCCTTTTCAACGATGCGCCCGAACAAGCCAACCATTTGCGTGACGTCGCCAATCGAGCCGCCGAATGCAGCTACCTGACTGGTGATCGCTTGCAACTCGCCGGGGATATCCTTGGCAGCAACACCGAAAGCAGCCATCTGGCGCGCTGCCTGTTCCAAATCGAGGAAGCGAAATGGAGTCTGCTTGGCTAGCTCTGCGATCTGCTCCATCACATTGTTGGCAGCTTGGGCGCTGCCGGTGAAGAGCGTCAAGGCGCGCTGGATGCGATCGAACTGAGAAGAGACTTGAATCATTCCAGCGATCATTCGCTCGACACCGAGGCCTGCGATGGCATTGCCCAGTTGATCGAAGGATTTGCTTAGCTGCGTTACGGAAACGTTGACCTGGCCGAGGCCAGCTGTGGTCGCCTGGCTACTTGCTTGGGATGTGACGCCCGTCTTGGCTATGGCTTGATTGAGCGCGGTGATCTGCTGCTGCGCCTGCCCGGTGTTAACGGTGACCTGGATCGAAACTTGATTGTTGGCCACGCTCAGCTACCCGCTTCAGTTCTTCTTCCCGGTGCCGATTCCGCTCCTCGTTGAGTATGCGGAGCAGCAAAAACTCGTTGTAGCGAATTTCTTTCAGTTCGATCCGTACTCCGATCTGGAGCGCGAAATCGAGATCCAGAGTCGCGTTAATGGCTTGGCCCTGCGCGGTGCCCAAGTATTCGTCCAGCAGGACCACGGGACATTCCGAACAAGGCAATCCATCGGGCGGTTGCTCGACGTATGGACATGCGATCGCACCGGGACAAAGATCGGCGCGGCGTAGTAGCCGATGGAAGATAAAGCGCGGCGATGGGTCCTCCGGCCATTCGCCGCCCTCTAAAAATTTGACTCACGGCCGTACTGCGATTCTTCTTTGACAGCTTCGATGACCTGGCGAATAACGACGTCCTTGTGATGCAGGGGGATCGGTCCTTCATAGCCCTCCGTTTTCGGGGAACACTTATCCCACAGCTGGCCGGCAGGGTCCGCATCACGGCGCACCTGGATCAGCTGGTTTTGCGGCCGGGTGGTGATTTCGGCAGATGCTTGAAACTTGCGGATCAGATCCATCGACGGGATTTTGAGGGTGTGCTTTACCTCGCCCATCTTCGTATCCATTTCGATGGTGGCTTCTTCCGCGCCCAGCTCGACGTTCATCACCTCGCAGCGAGCGACTCCGTTTATCAGACCTTCCGCTTCAGGCCCGCTGAGTGGTGGAGCGCCGTTCATCTGAATCTTCTGGTACAACTCGAGGTCGCCTTCAGTGGGCGACTGTAACTGCTGCGTGCGGCCGCGGCTGAGCACTTTGAAAAGGGTGGGCTTTTTACGAACGTAGGTTGCCCACTCCTCGTCGGTCGGCCAGCGCACCGATACGGGAGTTAGCTTTCCATCGATGCGATAGTCGACATGAATATCGGTTGCTACGTTGAACATAGGCTAGAGTCCTAGAATTCCATCCAGATCAGTGGTAGCTGACATGGTGATAATGGGCGGCGGCGAGCCTCCGGTGGGCTTGAGCGGAACCACGGAGCAATTCACGGTCACGATGCCGTTGTCCTCGCCTTCGATCACCGACAGCATGCGAGTTCGCGGCATGGTGATCTGGAAGGAGTGGGTAACGCCGGCGACGGTCGCGCCGGTCACTCCGAACGTGGCTGGATTTTCCGTTTGGTTCATCAGGTTTGTGAATTCGACCGATCCCACCTGGGCCCTGGCCACAAAGCTCAGCGCGATATCGCGGTTGCCGTACTCCATGCGGCCGCGCACGGCGTAGCCGTTTTGCGTTCCCGATCCTGGGAAGATGCCCGTGTCCAACCGGACATTGTTATTCCATCTGAATTCCAGCGACACGAAAGTCTTCGCCAGCACGTAATCGACGCCGCCGATGGTGATGGCGGCGCCAGCAGCGTTCAGTAGGTGTTCAGCTGTGAGCGCCGGGATGGTCAGACCGGATGGGAGCACGTATCGGCCCGACCCTGGCCAGTTGGTCGTTACACGGCAATTGGCGCGGCCAGGCCCAGATGCCATCGTGAGCGTAAAATCGCCCACCACGCAAGACACCAGCGCGCGGTCGACCACCGAATCGGGCTCCGGGCGGATCTGTTCGACATACGTGAACACCGGCAGGTTGATGCACTCCACCACGGGATCGCTGGGAACAGCATCGTATTTGAAGCCAGAGCCAGCAGTTGTTTTGGTGGCCTTTCCCGTAGTCCAACAGAACAGCCAGGCGAGGAACTCGCTCGAAGCGTATTTCTCGACCGGTACCGTGCTGTCCAGGTTGGATGGAAAGGTGTTGGATGCGAATTCGTCTCCCTTGCCGATATCTTGAGCATCCGTCTCATTGACCGGCGCGAGCGTCGCCAGCGCCGGGTTGACCTTGGTCATGCTGACCAGATCAGCATCCACGTTGGGCGTTGCGATATCAGCCTGAGTAGCCTTCCCCCAGGCGATTCGAGTTTCTCTGACATTTGCCGGACACGACATTTATGTATCTCCTGTTTCCTGGGTGGAAGTGACCACCACAAAATAATCGATGCCTTCCTGGTCGACGATTCGATTTACAGCTGTGACTTCAGTTGGAAGCATGCCATCCATGATCGGGCAGTACCGCCAGCGCAACCCGTCTCCGGGAATCGGGATACCCTGTATCACCGCTTCGATGAGGTCTAGATCGCTCGCGTTTTTTTGCGATTTCACATAGATCATGACCGCATGTTTCCACGCGAAGATCGTAGCCCCTACTTCGGCGAGCGTGACGCCGTTCCAGACTAATAACAGCGATCCCGCTGCCATTTGATAGCGAGCTTTCAATACGGAATTTTTCAGCGGATTGACGTCGATATATCCCACAATGCTGTTGGTGCCATCAACGAGCAGCGCCGTGAGCGTGGGAATGCTCTGTAAGGTGGTGACCATCGCGTTGACCACATCGGTCGGACTGATCACGGCGTCTTCGGCCTCCAGGATGTTTGGATGTAATCCTCGTAGGCCTGCTCGACAGCAGCTTCCACGATGGCCTGGTCGGTCGGAGCTAGGCCGATCATCTCGTCGAAGGCCTGCGCCTTACGCGCGTGCATCTGGGCTTGGCTCGAAGTGTTTCCTGCCACGATCACGCCAGCTGTCGCTATCTCGACGTCAAAGTTCGCGCGGGTGAGGCCGGTCATATACATATCGCGCACCGGATTCCGGCCAGCCTTCGCTTTGAGCTTCGCGGTCTTCGGAGCGAGCGGCTTAGCGGTTGCGCCCGTGGAATCGATAGCATGGCTCCAGCGGTCCTTTTGTGCATCGACCATCACCTTCCCGATGGCCATCAGTTGGGCATCGGTGAGGATCGGCGGCGCTAGCTCGCCTGACTGTTCGACTTTGATCTGGAATTTATCTACCGCCATGGCTACCCCGTTTTAGCGGTGCGCCCCCAAGCACCCAGTAGGCCTGAGGGCGCGACTCCGCCGCCATCTCTGGACAGATGGAACCTAGGCCAAAACCTTGACTGCTAAGGAGGCATCCGGCCTGAACGGAACGATCAGCGGAGCCGATTGGAGCATGATGTAGCGAACGCTGGGATCGTACTGAATCCACGATTTGACGAAGTACGGAGTCGACTGTAGCCCCACTTCCTCGTCGCGGATCGCGCCGAAGGCCTGCACACCCATCATGGCCGGCGAAGCCATCACCACCGTTTTCGCAGGCAGGATCGATTTTTGAGTTCCATCGGCAGGATCGATATACCAGCCGGAATAAACCCAAATGTTGAAGGAATCGATGGTGCCCATGAATACGCCGCCCTCTTCCACCTGGGCAGATTGCGCCATGGTGGGGAGCGATCCGATGGTGCGGTAGATGTTCAGACGTTCGATCACGTTGTCGTTCGCACGGAAGGTCTTCCAGGTAGTGACGTCCATCATCACGTCATTGGGGAACACGCCGACATCTTCGAGTACGATTTGCGCCCAGTCCTGGAGGTTGTCGAGCGGTAACGGTCCGGTGGTAGTCCAAGGATTGGAGCCGGAAACATCGAAGGTGTGGGTAGAGCTGCGCCCGAAATCGACAACCTGGGTCGGATACTTGTCGCCGGTGATGGTCGATTTGCCGGTCGCTAACACTTCGCCCGCCATGACTTCCAGGCGCCGGCGCATCATATTCAGCTGGTCCTGCATATCGAATGCGATCAGATAGCGCAGCCGATCAGCGGGCGACATCGTACCGCCGATCTGCTCGCCGGGCGACCGCTTGAGCGGCCGGTTCATATCGAACACGCGCTTATCTTTGATGTAGGCTGGCGTGAACGTATTGGTGTTGAAGCCCTGCGAAGCGACCACCTGGCCTTCGACCAGCGGCGATACGAAGGGCGCCACGCGCCGTTTACCTTGAATCACATCGAAGTGAATTTGTTCGCTAGGCTCGCTCTGCGTATTCGGAAAGAACCGATCCAAGATGAACTGCGGATTACCCAGCAAACTCTGGAGAACGGCTGTAAGTACATCCGTTGAAAAGACATCTGCCATGTTAGTTGCCTCTGGTTTACTGGGTCGGTGTGAATGTCATGCAGCCCGCTGCCGGTTCCAGCGGTCAGCGGGCGCGCTTTCAAAAGTGATCTAGGCTGCTGGTGGCGGCGTCGTATCCAGTGATTGCGGGAGCGGACCGCCGGTCCCAGGAAGATCCTTGATGGGAACCAGAATGCCGCTACGCTGTTCAACAGACACGACGTAAACGCCCACGTTCCACAGCTGGGCCACGTCGCTGGCTGCTCCGTTGGTCGAGAAGGTCATAGCCGTGTCGAGGAACTTGCCCTGCGTATAGACCAAGCCGGTCACGTTGCCACCGGTGCCGGTGTCGATATCCTGCGCAAGAATGACTCGGGCTGTGCCGCTGGCCGTTGTCAACGTGCCCATTGGTGACCCTGCAGCTGCGCCCAACAGGACCGTACCCCGCTTCAGTACCCCGAGACTGTGGGCGATGATGGCGCTTTGTGAGATGCACTCGCCGGCGAGAAGCGGATCAAAGGTGAATACATCTTGCGAAAAACTCGCTATCGATTGAACTGCGGGATTGGCTCCCGTGTTTGGCAATGCCATTGATTTTCTCCTTTACTGTCGTGGCTGCGGTTGCGGCGGCTGCTTTCGCAAGGCCGGGAATTTATTCTGGTCGGGTACAAAGGCCAGGATGCGCTGGACTTCCGCCGCGGCGGAGGTGTCCTCGGTCCCGGTCCCGGTTGAGGTCCCGCCCACGCCAACTACGGGATTGGGCACCTGTGTCATGCGCAAATCGAGCGTGGTGGCTCGGGGCGCAGCTGCTAAGAGCGCTCTGGCCTGCTCTAGAGTGTTGTCGGTTGTGGTGGCGAGCGCGCGGGCCAAGTCTTCGCGGCCCTTCGCCTCGTCGCAAGTCAGTATTGCATCGATGCGTAGCCGATCTTGCTTTACGTCTGGCATACCGTCTTTTTCCTCCTCGTCGTCCCGGTTTCCGCATTCGCACGGCTCGCCCTCGGGACAGGTGCAATCGTGCTGATCGTTGAGTTCGGAGTCTTCCGTTCCTTCCTCCAATTCCTCTTCATCGAATGGAGCTTCAGCTTTGGTCTGCGGTTGAAACCCCGGAGGCATCGGCGGACCCGCAGCTGGTATTGATGTGTTGCGGCGTCTGTCATCGCCTTCGCGGAGCAGGCCCTCGAGCGATCCCAGCGCATCGGCCATACCCACAGCTACAGCCTTCCGCGCCGGCATGATTCCGCCTCGGCCGAACTCCCGCACGACCTTATCCGAGGTCACATTGCGGAATGCTGCCACGCGCCCGATGAACAAATCAGCCATCGTGTCAACCATGTCCTGTATCTGCGCGCGGCCATCTTCGGTGGCAGGATCGCTTCGCTTCAGTGGAGACTGGCTCGATACGACGTCGTACTGAGCGATTCCCTGGCGCCGCTGGGCCTCGCGATTATCGATGAATGTAGCGAGCACTCCAATCGATCCCAGCTGGGCGCTCTCGTTGGCGACAATCCGGCGAGCTGCAGAGGCGAGCCAGTAACCACCCGATCCTGCCAGGCCTCCCACATAAGCCGTGATGGGCTTCTCCTTGTCGTACTCGCGGATCATATCGGCCATCTCGTTGATGCCATCCACTTGACCGCCGGGCGAATTGATCGAGAGCACGACGCGCTTGACTGCTGGATCATCCATTGCTGTCCGCAGATCGAGCGAAAGCTGCTGCATCGAGGTTGCGCCCGAAACCCGCGTCATCACATTGGCGTATCGGAACAGCGGACCTTCGACGTCGAGGACCGCCGTGTCATCGCGTCTCTGTACGCGATTGCCGCCATTTTCAAGGGGTCTACCCAAGCGGGCAGCGAGCGCGGTCAGATTCGCTTCGCCATGGATCGGATGTTGAACCACCTGGAGAATCGTCGCCAAAGCTGTGGGCGTGATCGCCCAAGGCCGGTCGGCTATGGCCAGCAGAATCCGGCCATAGTTGAAAGCTTCGGGTTCTTCAGGCTGCTCGAAACCAGTAATGGTGTGGGCTTCATCAAACTCGACTGGCATTATTGTGGCTCCCTGAATGGAACTGGCTCCGGCTGTGCCGGGAATCCAGCTGTTTTAGTGGGCGGCGTCGGATCGACCCACAAGCCTGCTTCCTGCAGCTGCTTCTTCTCGATGGCTCGCTGGTCGATGATGTCCTTGTAGTCGTTGCCCTGCTCAGCGCATTCCATCTCCAGCGTCGTAATCCCCGAAGCCATGCGGACCTGGGCAGCTTCCGCTTCGCGTACTGGATCGATCCAGCCGCGGCCAGGCCCGATCCATTTCGCGCGAGTGTAGAACGGCTGGAGGTCGTAATAACCCGGCGCATCGATCAAGCCGGCATCCACAGCTTCCTCGAACCACAGCTCATAGATGGGCTGGGCCCAATAGGTTTTCATCCAATCGCGCCGCACCTGAAACGTGCGCCAGGCCTCCAGCAAAGCGGCGCGCGCTGATGAATAGTTGGTCTTCGTGAAATCCTTGAGCAACAGCTCGTAAGGCATCCCGAGTGCGCTTCCGATCTGACGTAGAACAAACTCGCTGAAGGCTGCGAACTGCGGCGCCGGCCTGTCCGGTGCGAACGGCGTCATCTTGTCGCCGGGATAAAGCGGGATGAACGTTCCTCCCTCGAGGGCCACGCGATATTCGTTCTTCGAAGCGAGGTAACGATTGGGGTCGCCGCCCATCAGCTCGGCGAGTGTTCCAGGATCGAGCGGCGTTTCGATCACGCCAGCCACGAGCGCGTTGACGATGGCTGATTGCAGCTCGGCCCGCTGGTAAGAATCGATCATCCGAAACTGTTCGATCACGGGCGTCAGAATCGGCTTACCGCGCGTCTGGTCGACGCGGTCCTGGCTGTAAACGTGTAAAACCCGTTTGCGGCCCCAGCTGGTTTCCGTTGGAACACAAACCCACTCGCCAGCTACGCCGCCGATAGCCGGGAAGAACATCGCCGGCCACGTGCTGATCTTGCGAATGTGGTACGCCAGCGGTTTCCCGTATTCGTCCATTTCGACGCCGCCGCGCATACAGAGCGTGGGTGTCATATTGCCGGGGTTACTCAGCCGATCCACATCGACCAATTGGAGACAGGTTTTGAACTTAGCGTTTGGCCTATCGATCCAGAGCGGGAGTGCCAGAGCTTCGCCGTTTTGCAGCACCGACCGGAACACCAGCTGCGTGAGCGAAGCGAACGTCATCTTGTTGGCTGCATCGCACATCGGGGTTTCGGACCATGTGCGCCAAAGGCTCACAACCTGTCGACTCCAATCCTGGCCCCACTCAGCATCCTTGCCCAAGGCTCGGTAATCGGGGAACGGCGAGAGGCGTAAGCCGATCCCGATAACGTTGTCCTGAACCGTTTGGAAAGCGCCGGATGCCACTCCGTTGTTGCGATCGAGATCCCGGGCCCGCGCAACCAACATCTGCATATCCCACAGCAGCTCGGCATCAGCCGCGGCGCGCATGGGGAGCCAGTTACTCAGCTGCTTACGGATCCACGAAGCGCCGGCATAGGGAGTATCGAAGCGCCAGTACGGATAGTTGCTCGTGGCTCCAGTGCCATCGGGACCGGGCGGGAACATCGCGCGCATCTGGCCATTCCCGCGGCTGAAAATCCTGGAGAGAAGGCTGGGCTTCTTGCGCTTCTGCAAAACAGCGAGCGCCGCGGCTATTTCAGGTGGGGTGGGCGGGCGTGGTGTCATGGCCATCCGTAAATGCTGAACGGCTTGCGGCCGGTTGTCCTGCCCGTCGTCATGCTGCCGCCCGTGGATTGATCCGGCCAGACGTTTCCAGCTGCCACCAGACCTTCGAGATAATCGATCAGCCGTTGCATATCGGCTGTGGTCGTTGGGTGGTACTGAGTGCGGCCGAGCTGGGGCGTTTCGATAGCCTGCACCGCCAGACCGTTCATGAGCAGGAACAGCTGGTTACGCGCAATAGCCAGCGCATCGGCTGGCGTTGCTGGTAGTTGTCCGTTCGCCATGTATCACTCCAAAAATGAATCGGGCGCCGTCCCGATTGGACGAAACGCCGGCATCGGACTCAATTCCCGTCTCTCGGGCTTGATCGCGGACCGCTCCACTGCTTTGCGGATCGCGGCTTGCTGCTGCTCCCACTGTTCTTCGGTCCAGGTTTCCAAGCGGAGGCTCGCTGCGGCCGCGCGAGCGTAAACCCGACAGTCCAGAGCTTCGTTCCGGTCCCGGATCTTTTCCCACCTGGTCGTCGTGCGGCCCGCAACCTTGCGCGTCATCAGCTGCTCAGCGGTCAGCTGCTCGAAATACTCCTTCGAATAGCCGGGGAAATGGCAATAACCGTTGGGCCAGTTCTCGCCGGCTCCCAGGTCTGGCGCGGACAAGCGCAGGGAGCGGTACAGCTCTTCCTTGGCGATCGCGGTGTTCACCGGCCACAGCCGCAGGCCTGCCTTGATCATGCGGCCGCTGGGCCCGACCTCGATCATGGATGGCGAACCGATCAGCGCGGCGACGTGCATACCTTTGATGGCCATCACGCGCTGTGGCAACATCTTACGGCACCAGTCATATACCACGGTGGTATTGAATCCGGTGTCCACGGCGAGCTTGGCGATCCGCAGGCTGGCGCCGCTGGCTGTGGGGATGTCCTCGTCCATCAGCTCGGCCAGCTTCGCCCAAACCTCGGGCTGGTTGGTATTGCCCTCGAGAACGCGGTAATCGACGCTCCAGGAAATCTTGCGCGGTCCCCAGGCGACGATCTCGACCTCGATACGATTCATCTGGACGTCAGCGCCAGCCGTTAGCACCAAACCGCCTTCGGGTACCTCGCCGATCACGTAGGTTTCGCGCCGCTCAAACAAACGATCCGCATCCGGCCCTTCGCCCTGATCCATCCACGTCAGGCCAAGCACGGTGTTGTAGAAGGTTTGGAGCTTCTCAACGTGTCCGGTAGCTTTATCGCGCTGGCGTAGGATCTGGTTCCAGCTGAGCCAGCCAACCGGCGAGTAATAGCTGGACAGATGGTAGCCGCGCGTGATGCCACCGTCGCCTAGCGCGGTCGGACGCCACTCGCCGCGCGGCAGCATGTAGTTCTTCTCGTGATCGAAGATTTCGCCGCCACATTCTTGACAGAAATACGCTGCTTGATGGCTCCGCGTATACGACCAGCGGAGCTGCTCAGGGAGCAGGACGATCATCCGTTCGCAGCGCGGGCATGGAACAAAGTAGTAACACTGATCCGAAGCGGCGAAAAAGTGCGCAATCCTGCTACGTCCTTCGACAGTCGGCGTCGACGTGATGAATATCTTCTTGCGCCGAAAGTTCGTGGTGCGCGCGATTGCGAGGTCGCACGGTTCGCCCTCGCGGTCCACGTTATCCGGGTAGGCATCGACTTCATCGAGGAACAGATAGCGAGCGGCCATGGAGCGCAGCTGCTTGGCGCTGTTGGCTCCAACCATCACCAGAATTCCGCCCAGGAATTCCTTAGCCAAGATGGTGTTACCGCTATCGCGGGCTCGGCTGGGTCTGACCAGCTTGTTCAAAACAGGCGAATCCTGAATCAGCGGGCCGATACGCTGCTTCGAGTTGCGCTTGGCCATCATTTCGGTTGGCTGGACAACCATCATTGGCCCGGGCGCCAGATGAATCACATAACCGATCCAGTTGTTGCCGCATTCGGTAGCGCCGATCTGCGAGCCCTTCATGAACACCACGCGCTCATAGGGCGATTGCTCGCTCAGCGAATCCATGATGTCGGCCAGGAACGGGGTGCGCTCGGTTCGCCACATACCTGGCTCGGGCGATGATCGCGTGGTGAGAACTCGGTTTTTATCGGCCCATTCGGACACGCGGAGCCTAGCTGCTGGTCGCGCAGCGCGGCGATGTGCTCCCTGGTAAACATCCCCAGCATCACTGATTCCCTCGATCATGCGATCCGGCCTTCCGCATAATCGGTCAAAATCCCGATGAGTTCGTTTTCGAGAATGGTGTAACAACGCGCCTGGTCGCTCTCAGCAGCGAGCTGCGCGGCGAGCCTGGCTGGAATGTTCATCAAGGCTTCTCGTAAACAGGTCATCGCGCGAAATGCAGCATCTTCCACATCCCGGGCGGAAACCAGATTTTTGGCTTTCTCTTCGTAGCGCAGCTTTTTCAACCTGGCCTCGAAGATCTGAACAGCTGCGCGCGCCTTGGCGTAATCGCTGCCTTTCGCCGGCCGCTCGTTCTCCAATGGCAAATCCGGCGACGGCGCCATCTCGACTACGTTGGTCCGGTTGTTGTGGCCACGCTCGTGCTGAACAGCTGCTTCGAATTCTGCGACAGCTAAATCCAGGTCGAACAGTCCATCCGGTCGCCGCGTGATGTGGCCGTTTTTAACGTGGTAATAAATCGCGGCTGTGTCGCGCTTCAAATGTCGGGCCAGCTCTGCAACACCTACCAGCATCAGGACAACTCCTCGATCTTTTCGCCGGGTTTCCAAGCCTTCGAAAAATCAGCTTTACTGGCCAGCTCGGGCATCCCCAGCGCGGTAGCCAGGCGCGTGATTTCCTCGTCCTCCATGCCAAGACCTCGCATAATTTGCGCGGCACTCACGCCGTCCTTGAGCATCCCCGTGACGAGATCGGCCATTGGAATGATCGCGTGAGTACCGCGTGCCCGGTTGTGCCGCACGGTGGACATCTTCTGATGTACCTTGTCGATGTGAATGCGCGTAACCGGAACAAATCCGTCGTAGCGTTCTTCCATGCGCGGATCGGCGCTCAGAAACCAACGATGGAATCCATCCACGATTTCGCCATCGGCAAGCGCCACAATCGGCTGGGTCCAGCCGTCCTCCAGGATCGAAATGATGATCAATTCGCGCTCGGGAGGCGCGACCGCGTTGGGGTTATAGTCGTTGGCGCGCAGCTCGCTGCGATGAATCCATTCGACGTTGCTCACGGGCTCACGGTCGAATGAGCGCGGGCTCGCTGTGACAGCTGAACCGTTGGGCTTCTTAGTAGCGCGTGGCATCGCTGCCTTCCATAGCCATCGTTTCCTCCAGGGTGAGATTCAGCCGCTTTTGAGCTTGCAGACCGTAGTCCTGGAGCTTGCCGCGGCGCCGGCCTTTGAGATCGCCGCGCTTCACCACGTTGGCGATAAAGCGCCAGCTCAATCCCGAAAGAGGATCAGGATCGGAATCGGGAATTGGCCGATTCGTTTTCGACTTATGCATCTCGATGATGCATTTGACGCTGTGAGCAATCATCGAGCGGTACGGCTCGGGGAACAGACCGAGTAGTTGCAAACTCCATTGCCGCCAGTCGGTGATGCCCTCGGGCAATCGTTCCGCGCCATAACCGTACAGCTGCGTGGTGGCGTAGCGAGCAGCTGTAGCTGCACCAGGAACACGCAGGATCATCTTGTGCCACAGCTGCGGAAAACAAACAGCGTATTTGTGCAAAGCGCCGAGTGGCTCTTCGCCATACGGCGGACACACGCGCTGATCCTGCAAAGGGATTCCGGCTTTGTAGAAAACATCGTAGGTTCGGTTGTAGTCCCAACCGAAGCGCATTGGAGCGGACCAGACATCCGGCGTGAGCCAGTCGTAAATTGGCGATACCGGGTAGCTGTGGCCATCGCGAGCGTTGCCAATCCAGTTATCGTCCAGTCGCCGCATCACCGACATCAGCCGGCGAAGGCTTTCATCCGCGCGGATGCCACGTACATCGGCCACCGTGCCGAAGCTGCGACCGTAGACGTACGGCGAGGCCTCCGGGATCGTCATGCCGGCGCGAAACCATTTCGCTTCCGTGATGGAATGCTCGGGGATCTCCCGGCACCAGAGATTTACATGCTTCGGATCCCAGCAATACCAGTAGGGTGATTTGCGCGAACAGGCATTGCGGTGCTTGACCGCAAGACAAAGCCACTTCAGTTCGACATCGCCGCGCTGTCGAACGCGCTCCACGTATTCGATGGTCGGCGGATGAATTGCTTCCTCGTCCCAAAAGTAGGCTTGAACAGGCAGCTTGCCCATCGCCCTGGCGGTTTCGAGCGCCAGTTGCAGACAAACAGTCGAATCCTTTCCGCCCGAGAAACTGATCGCAACGGTATCGAAGCGCTTGTAAAGCAGCTCGAAGCGCTCCAGTGCCATCTGGTAAACGTTGCGCTCGGACCAGGATTTGGCGAGACGTCTCATCCGACTGCCGTCTGAATCTCCAAGATTTGGCTTGCACTTACGCCATCGACCATGGTGCGGTTAATCATCGGGTGATCCTGGTCCGTGGGCCCGAAATCGCTATCGGGATGGTAGGCAAGAACGCGCATGGTGTTGTCCTCGGTGCGGAACTTGTGGCGACCGCCAGCGTGAATACAGAACAACATTCCAGGTAACAGCTGCGTAACGGTTTCGCTTTCGGAATCTTGAGTGACACACACGCCCTGGCCGGAAAGGATCATTCCAATGCGATCACTCGGGTGAGTGTGCATGGTCTGATCAGTGTTTTTCGGAAAATGGAGCAGGTTCAAACAGGGATCGCCTAGCCTGATCGGCGGAACAAGTAAGCTATCGGTACAGCCGTCGATGTAGCGCAAGCGGCCCATCACTTCGAGCCAGCCCATCGTGAGAAATCCGCTATGCGCCCCTGCGGACACGATGATCCCATTAGCGCGCGGGCCATCACAAAAGATGTGCGCTTCACCAGGAATCGAGAAATAGAACCCGGCTGGAACCTTCCAATCCGCGATTCCACAAGCGAAGCAATCGATTACGAGATTGGCCGATTGAACGAATCCGTAGTGGGTCTGACCGCCTGGCAACCTGATGATTGGCGGCTTGATCGCTCGTAGGGTCGATGATTCAAAACGTGCCAGCTTTCCGTCGTGAGCCTGGGCATTGCTGGGATCGTAGCTGGTGAATGCTACTGCTGGAGAAATTGTTGGGCTATTCGGCATAAGGCTTCTCCGCTCTGCTCGACCGCGAACAGAGCTTTCGCTTTTTCGATGGCTTCGAAAATGGTGTGGCGTTGCGTCGGCGCCATGGGGATCGTGAGCGCAACCAGATCGCCTGGCTGATGGGCAACCGTTGCGTGAACCTCGGGCTGAGCAGCGGCCGCGGCGGGAGCAGCTGCAGCTTCCCCGAACTGTTCAGCAGTCAAATCATCAGCCAGGCGCGCCAGGTCTTCATCGCTGAAACCGAGCAAGTCGAGATTGAATTCTTCCTCGCGCAGTGCTTCGATTTCAGTGCTCAGAAGATCGATATCCCAGCTGGCGTTGAGGGCCAGTTTGTTGTCCGCAATGACGTAAGCCCGCTTTTTCGATTCGGACCAGCCGTGAGCTGTCACCACGGGCGCAACGGGCCAGCCCAAACGTTGAGCGGCCATCACGCGACCGTGGCCGGCGATAATCCCGTTGTCCTCGCCGCGCAAAACCGGCATTGTCCAGCCAAACTCCTTGAGCGATCCGACCAGCTGAAGGATTTGCGCTTCAGAGTGTTGGCGCGGGTTGCGAATGTAGGGGATCAGATCCGAGATGGCAACCATCTCGATCTGAACAGCGGGCCAATTTGGTGCAACCGTTGGGAGCGTAGCCATGGCTTTCCAAAAGCAAGGTGGGGGATGTTATCACTTGCTTTCAGGGCCAATCCCAGCGGCCCGCCACGAGCTTGTGTGGTCCGACTGTAAGTCTAGCTACGACAACGGGATTCGTGCAAGCGGAGCAATTCGGGAGAATTCGGGAGAATTCGGGAAAATTGCGGAAAGTTTCTAAACCGATTCGGATCAGATCGTGAACAGTTGGGGTTTCGATCCGATCCGAACCGGAAAGCTAAACCATTCTCAGCATAGCAGTTATTCGGTATCTTGGAAAAAAGCATCGTTACAGCGCTGACATCGCGTCACGCGAAAGCTAGGTTGAACAGCTCGCACGGGCGCAACGCAAACCTGGCCAGGCTTGGGATGCGAACAATCGATCAGATGGCCGGCATCGTGCGGCCGGTACGGATCGGCCATCGAGCCGCATTGCGGACACTGATTGTTCAATGCCGATCCGCTGCGCCATGCTGGTTCGGATTGCTGGGCGCGGGCAACACCGAACACGAACAGCGATGTCCAGAACGTTTTGCGCGTCATCAATTTGGCGCGTATTGCGCCAATAGCCGTTGGAACGCAGCATAGCAATCGCCACATACACCGGGCGGCATTTCTTGGCTGCGATCGCGTTCAGAAATGTCGAACAAATCGATTCCGCAATAAGTGTGCCACCGGTCATCGAACAGCTGGACATGAACAAGATCGTTCTTCGTTGCTACGAACAGCTTGATCTGGCCGAGTTTCCAGGTAATGAGAAACCGACGCTGGTGCAACTCGATGCCGCTGCGTTGGCGCACCTCTCGACTGGGAGCCATCAGCAAATTTTATCGAATCGTGACCTATATAGGTCGGCGCGCACTTGCTTTTTTTCTCTGTTCTTTGCGCTAAATCAATTTACATCGACTAGTCGCTGTGGTATCTTGTGAATGTAACCAAGCGGGTACAGCAGATCAAAAAAACGAAAAGGAAAAAACAACAATGACAAAGACCACCGTAAAAGAGACCAAGAAGACCGCGACCACCGCGATTGCAGAGAAGCTAGCGAAAGCCTTGAATACCCCGACCGCGCCCGCAGCGCCGAAGGCTGAAGTAAAGGCAGCGCCCGCGCCGGCAGCGCCAGTGGTTGGCCAGGCTAACCTGACCTCGAAGCGCCTCAGCCAGACGACGCTCACTGAGTACCGCATCGTGCCGAGTCAGCGCAAGACCTTCAAAGGCTATTTCATCCAAGGTGGCACGATGCGCCACGATGCCACCAGCAACCGTGATCTGTTCGCGGTCTGTGTTGAGATACCGCACACCGACCTGGCCGCGGCCAAGACGCAGCTCGCCACGCTCAAGGCCGAGTTAGCCAAGCCCGTCGCGGCCGCGCCCGCTGCACCGGTCGCCAAGGCCAAGGCAAGCAAGAAGGCAGCGTAAGCTGCCCTCCGCAACGCCCCGGGCTTCGCGCCCGGGGCTTTTTTTGTGCCTGATCGCGCCATTGCTTGCTTTGCCTACCGGCTGCAAGCTGACCGTCAAGAAGTATGGAACGGTGACCACATTCTATTTCGCGCCTTTTGCGTTGTCCTTACGGAACCTTGCAGCTAATGCTTCAATGTCGGATTCGCTTGCGCCAGCGGCCTTTTGCAAGAAGAGAACCATCGCCTGCAAGACGAGGAGCTGGGCATTCTCTGGTCGAGAGCAGACGGTAGTAATCCCTTCCGTGATTTCCCCATAGGTTGAACGCCCGATATCTGGAACGCCCTCAGCGCGAAAATGTTGTATGGCCTCCCAGACTTCCGAATAACCCGTTACTAAGCCGAGATGAAAATTCGTATTGGTTGCTTTCCAGGCTCGGCAGTTCGATCGTCCGCTTGTTTCCCAAGCATTGGGAACCTGCGCGAGGGCTAGACCGGCGAAGGCGAGGGCTAATACGATGCGCCTCATAGTGCGGTGAATTGTATCACTTGTCCGCGCCGGTGGCGCACCGGCTGATCCACGGCTGATCCCTGGTAGGTTGCGCTCAGCCGCCAGGCCTGGCAAATCCTCCGGGAAGGTGGAGCAGAGAAGGAGGGTTGCGCAAGGTACTGGGAACGCAATCGCGTCGAGCCGGGGGCCCACGGCCCGTCCGATCGGTCTAGCGATTGAGAATTTCCTTGATTCCACGAAGCAAACAAGCCATTCACCTTCAGTTAGTTGCAGGAACTCTCTCGACGCCGCTGCTTCACAGCGTCCGCTGCGGGGGTGGCTCGCTCTCCCCCCATTCGTGGAGGGATCGGACTCGAAGCCATTCTGGGTTTGTAGTCAATTTTTCGGCCGAGTCACCGACAAATCTTCAGAGTGGCTCCCGAATACGCTCCGGGGCTCCTGGGCAGTTTGGCCCCAACGGCCCCGCCTGTACCACTTGGATGAAAGCGGGCGTCGCCTTAACTCAAAGCATTTGGCCGTTCGCGATATGATAAGTCTGGCATTTACACCATCCCGGAGGCAACCCCATGCGTCAAGCGGCGCTGCTTCTTCTACTCCCGACAATCTTAATCGCTCAAGCTACCATTGTGGGCGGCGGAGGCGCGGTATCGTTCAACCGGGTCGGCACCACGTCCACCCAGCAGCCGGTCCAGGCCCAGCCCACCAAACCCGAGGACCTCTGCTCCGTTGAGGGCCAAGTGGTCAATGCCGTTACCGGCGAACCGATCAGGCGGGCCGATATTTCGCTGATACGGTCGGAACCGAGACAGGGTGAAACGGGGCCGCCCACTTCCTACAGCACCCAGTCCAATTCCACCGGGCAGTTCGCCATGAAAGACATCGAGCCCGGCAAGTACGTTTTAACCGGGAAACGCAAAGGATATGTCTCATTCGCTTACGGCGCAAGAAGGACGATGCAGCCGACCACACTATCCTTGATCCGCCAGCAGCACATGACAGATCTCGCCCTGAAACTCACCCCTCAGGCTGTGATCACGGGGCGCATCCTGGATGCTGAGGGGGAGCCGGTGGCGGACGCCCGAGTGGCGATCGAGGGCTACCAATACATAAATGGCCGCAAACAGCTCATGCCCAGCTTTAGTGGCGGAGAGCATACTACGAATGATCTGGGTGAGTACAGGCTGTTTGGAGTGGCCCCGGGGAAGTACTACCTCAAGGCGACGGCGATGCTCGCAGGGCAGATGTTTCCCGGCGACCGCTCCGCATCCGCAGGACCTGAGGAGGACTACGTTCCGACCTACTATCCCGGCACGCTCGATCCTTCTTCGGCCTCCCAGTTAGATGTCCCGGCGGGCGGCCAGTTGAATGGTATTGATCTGGTGCTGTCGAAGGGACGGACAGTTCATGTAAAGGGGCACATCACTCACGGAATGCCAGGCCGCCAGTTTGTCTCCATCTTCTTAACCCCGCGCAACCCCGGCCCGATGGTAAGCCCGATGCGTAATAACCAGATAGATGCTGCTGGGAATTTTGACATCGGCAACGTAAGGCCAGGCCAGTACTACCTCACCGCGAGGCTGGAGAAGGGCTCCATGTCCCGCCAAGCCCGGGTTCCGGTCGATGTTGGTGGCACGAACGTGGAAGGGCTGAACATCGTGATCGGCCCAGGAATCACGGTCAAGGGGCACCTCCGCGCCGAAGGTGATTCAGCCACGGTGGACCTGTCCAATGTACGGTTGATTCTCCAGCCTCGTGACCCCGGAGGCATGATGTTCGGTTCCCAAGACAAGGCAAACGCCGATGGCTTGTTTGAGATCAGTAACGCTGCCCCGGATCGCTACTACCTATACGTCGGCGGATTGCCTTCTGGGGCATACGTCAAAGCGGTTCGCTCCGGCCAAGTAGATGTCCTGGCGTCGGGCCTCGACATAACAGGTGATGCGTCTCCGGCGGACATGGAGGTCGTGATCAGCCCGAAAGTCGCAGCCATATCCGGGGTCGCCCAGAACCCGAACACAGGCAACCCCATGCCCGGGGCGATGGTAGTGCTCATCCCTCAGGACCAACAGCAGAAAGAGCGGCAGACCTACTACAAATTCGTTGCTTCGGATCAGAACGGGGCGTTCTCACTGACGGACCTGACCCCAGGCGAATACAAAGCCTATGCATGGGAGGACATCGAAATAGGTGCGTACATGGACCCGGATTTCATGAAGCCGATCGAGGAGAAGGGAGAGGCGGTCTCCCTGCAAGAGGGTCAGCAGAAGACACTGACCCTGAAGGTCATCCCGGTCTCACCGCTCTAAGCTTCCCGCGCCTGCCGCTGCTTGCGGGAAGCATGAAGTTCCCACTTCGCTTGTGCCTGCGAAAGACGATGGGAGGGCCAATGTGGTCGTGAAGTGGGTTATCGGAAAAGCGCTCGCCAAAATATGAATCAACGGCTCCGTCCTCCACTTGGCCGAATCAACGCCCTACTCGCGGATGTCCCGTGAGAGACTCTCCAGAAGTCCGCTTTTCGAGCGTTGTTTGGGGGGCTTCAGGGAAACCCCCCTGGGATTCACCGGGGAGCGGGAGCCGATGCGGGAGCCGGTGCGGGAGCCTTTGGAGCTGGTACATCCTTGGCGGCCTTCTTAGCCGGTGCGGGTGCAGCCGCCTTGGGAGCTGGTGCACCCACCTTGGCAGCGAGTGCTTCCTTGGCCTTTTCGAGTTCAACGAAATGAACCTCTTCGCCCACGATGAACGAGTTTCCGCGTGATGTCTTCTGGTAATGGCCGCCCTGGAGAAAGTAGCCCGGTTGACTCTGGCGGAGCGAGGGGACCACCCGCCACTCGCGGACCGCTGCCCCTGGAGTGATGCGGCGGTTCTCAGGCTTAGCGGGCCCACCATCGGACTTGGGAGCTGGAGCAGCGGGCTTCGCGGCATCGGCGGCCGCCGCTAACTTTGTGACCAGCGCGATCTTCTTATCTGCTCGTTTCGGTGTCTTCTTCATTGGTTTAGCTTTCCTTTTTCTGAGTTTCGGTTTCATCGGATTCTTAACTCCGATCCACCTACTCCCAGTATGTAAATCGTGCTCCCAACTGTCGAGCGGTGCTGATGCGATTTTCTGGGGTCCATATAAGAAAACAGACTATAGCATCCGCAATGCCAGTCAAGGGGTCGTAGGGTTAAATTCTAATCATGGCCGCTAAGAAAACGCTTTTCATGGAGACGACGACTGTTCCAGCGGAGCGCACAGCAGCCGAAATTACCTCTTGCTTGGTTGAGGCAGGCGCCACGCGGATCGCCACCGAATACGCAGATGGCAAGATCACAGGCCTGCGCTGGACGATGCGGGTCGGCCCCAGCCAGGTGGAACGGATGTTCTCCAGGCCGGCGCGGGTCGACCCCGTCTATCAGATCTTCCGCAAGCGCCAGAAGGGTTACTTCGGCGATAAGCAGCAGGCTGATCTTCGCGCCAAGGCGGAACGGGTTGCCTGGCGGCAGCTCCTACGATGGGTGCAGGCTCAGATGGCTATGATCGATGCCGGAATGAGCGAGGCCGGCGAGATCTTCTTCCCGTACATGAACGTCGAAGCCGGAAAGACCGTTTACGGATTCTTCTCCGAGCAGGGATTCCCGATGCTACCAGCTCCCGAGAAACCGCAGTAAGGCAATTATTACTCACTGGCTACCACGGTGTCGTACAACCCGTAGTGGGTCAGTCCAGGGTGGCTCTCGATGCCCGTATAGCGCAGCGATGCGTCTTCGTACCGTCGGAACGCGAACACGGCCTGATTCATCTGCTCCGTGTTGAACACCTTGAGCCGTACGAGCAAATGGAAGTCCTTCACCGTTAGGCCAGTGACGGCCAGGAACAGATCCGGTTCCAGCTTTGTGATGACATCCTGCAGCGTGTTCTCCCGGAAGTCGGTCAGGTACATGAACGCGGGGATCCGCGTCGCAAACTTGATCAGCTTCTCCTGGACGAGCTTGCGCTTGGACTTGTACTCCTTCTCCTCCTCGGTGAGCTGCTTCTTCTGTTTCTCCGTTAGATCGCCGTCTTTGGCCTTGTTCTTGAGCTCCTTCACCTTCTCGCTCTTGTTGATGATTGTCTCGATGATGTTATCGCCCAGCGAGCGCCAGCCCTCAATCCGCTCAACGGCGGCCATTGCCTCAGGGTCATCCAGGATGCGACGGAGCGTGCCATTATCCACGTTCACGAGCAGCGCGCTCTCCCACTTACGAGCCAGCAGCGTGGCCGAGGTACCGGCCATCGCGATGTCGAGAATGCCGCCCGCGTCAATCTGTGTCATGTTCGCACCGTTGTAGGCCAGCACGGGCAGGAACGAAACGAGGTCCTTGACCGCGTTTTCCGGGTTCGATTCGTTGGGTGACAGGCCGATCCCGTATTCGGAGAGCTGCCGCAGAGCGCGCGTGGGCGCGAAATCAAACACTAAACAGGCGGGCTTGAGGATATCCTCCTCGTTCGGGTTGTCGCCGTTGGGGTTCTTGATGGACCAGGGTGACTGCACGCGGAACGCGGCCTGAAAGTACGTCTCAGGCGATTTGAGATTGCGCAGCATGAGAATGGATGACCACTGCGGCACTGTTACCCCAGTGGTGAGCTTCCCGCACGAGAGCGTGATGGTTTTCGTCTCGAATCCACTCCCAATGGCGTTGCGCACGGGGGGCAGTGCATCAAGCCCGATGCCCGCCGAGACGCCAGCCGCGACGACTACCTCGTAGTCGTGCCAGAAGGTATTGTGCTTCTCGGCGAGCAGGTTTGCCATCGCGTGGCAAGCGGCGACGCTGGGGAGGAACCAGAACGAGTGCTGCAGGTAAGGCAGCAAGCCCACATCCGAGTACGGAAACGGCGGTCTCGTGCCAGTCTTCAGATACTCGACGGCCTTCGGCGCGTACCCGCCGCGGATGATATCCAGCCACTTCTGCACGTCGCTCTTGTGCTTGAACTGTGCCTTGTCACCCCTGCCCGATGCCTCGAAAAATGTGTTGAGATCAAACTCGTCGAACTCCCCGGCGCTCGCAATCGCCAGCAGTTCGTCCGGCATCTGGTAGGTCAGCAGATGCATCTGGGGCAGTGCGCTGTAGGGGTTCCATTCTCCTGGCTTCTTTGTCGCGAACTCCTCTTTCGCGCGCTGCTCGTCCGTATACGTCCAATTGAAGATCTGCTCCTCAATAAACTCACCTGTGGCCAGCGCCCGGAACGGCGTCCCCGAGAGGTACAGGTAGGCCTTGGTGGTGATGGGCAGGAACTCGGTCTCCTTCTCCGAAAGCTCACTGAGATCTTCGTTCACCTCCTCCAGGCCGGTGGCGTACTCCAGCTTGGTCTCCTTTTTGGCGATTGCCTCCTCCTCGCCGTCGAAAAGCTCCTTGGCAGTCTCCCGCCAGGCGCCGAAGTGGTATTCGTCAAAGACCACCAGGTCCCACTTCACTTCGTGGAGCCACTCGTTCTTGGGCTTTATGTTCCCCGCCGCGTCGCGGCCCAGTAAATCCTGAAAGGAGCCGAAATAGACGACCGGCTTTTTGGCCTCTATTTTGGTTGGATCGCTGCCTGAGTTGCGCGAGAGGTACTGCCAGCCGTCGAAGTCCACGTGAGTCTCAAGGTCCGTCTGCCATGCGTCCTCCACGGCGGGCTTGAAGGTGACTACAAGCAGGCGTTTGGCGCCTAGCTTCTTGGCGAGCTGATACGCGGTGAAGGTCTTGCCGAAGCGCATTTTCGCATTCCAAAGGAAGCGCGGAACGGCGTGCATGTCCTCCTTCCAGATGGAGTGGAAATAGGCGTGCGTCTTGTTAACGGCCTCGGCTTGCTCACGGCGCATCGCGAACGTTTGGTGATGGGAGCCGGTGAACTGCTGACCCGTACGCAACTCGGTGAGCACGGTCTTCACGTCCTTAACCGAGCAGCGCATCCATTCCAGCTCGGCGTTCTCGAAGCCCTTCCTTACTAGCGCCGCGCGCACATCGTAATCGGTAAAGATGCTGCCATCATGGCGCTCGGCGGACTCGTCGAACTCGATCCTGTAGTTCTTAATGGCGGCAGTCTTGACCTGCTCGGCCACTCGCTGCTTCACGTCTCGTGTCGTTTGCCCGACTTTGAGGAGACCCGCGTGCGGCTTATCATCGATCGAATAGGCGTAGATGCGCGGCCGTGCTTCCGGCTTGGGTGCTAGGATTTCCTCTACGGTTTTACTCATCTTCGATTTCGTCTGTGGCGACCTCATCGAAGAGTTCGCTGTCGTGTTCGGCAACCTGCGACTCGATGAATGCAATCTCGTTTTTGGTCAGTCCGTAGCGCTTGTAGAGGATGGTGTCTGTCCAACCTTTGTCTAGCGGCAGATCGGGGATGAAGGCGTAGACGTGTTTTGGTGCGTCTTGGGTGGACTTACGAAGGGAAACAAGGAAGCGAGCGAAACGCGTGCGCAGATAGCCCGCGTAGTTCGTCGCCTCAACTTCAGTATCGAAGACGCCCGCTACAAGATAACTTTCCGTACAAGCCGTGCCGGGCTCAGCGATGATCGGCTTGCTGAGGAACTTAGTTTCGACGGCGGCGCTGGTGCCCTGGACACGAGTCATCAGGACTTTCCACTTGTCGATCCATGGAGCGTTCGTTGGAATTTGTGAGCGCTCCACCCATGTGATCCTTTGGTTTCCGAAGAGTTTCACGGGTTTCTTAAGGCGTCTGGAGTCGGGATTCCCGTGAAAGAACGTACGTAGACCGAACGGCTTCTGGCTGGAGACGCGAGTATCAAGCGTCGGCTCCTTCTTCGCCCTGACTTTCTCCAGAATCGGTACCGCCTCATTGCGCCGCACCAGAATGTCGTAGGCATCGAGGTAGCGAGCCACCGGTGGCCCTGTCGGTTTCCCATCCCAGATTGTCTGCACGTCGCACGGCCCGTTGTACTCGCGATCCCACAGGAAATACGAGATGCCGCCACGTATCTTCACGCCCGGAAAACCCTCGTATAGCTTCGGGTAGTCAACGATGGTCCGCATCCGCTTGTCCGAGAGCATTCGCGCCCGGTACTTGTCGAGCCCCTTGCCACCGGCCATCCAGCGCGAGGGTGTCACAAAAACTGCGTACTGCGGATCAAGATCGAGTGCCTTTTCTACGAATAGCTGGTAGATCGGGGCGGCGGCGTTGCCGTACCCGCCGTCGTCCAATTGGTACGGCGGGTTCCCGATAATCACGTCGAACTGCATATCGCCTCCAAACAACTTGACAATCCGAGCCTTGATGTCGTCGGTGTGAATGAACGCATAGGCGTGGGTCTCAAATCCCTCGCCACGATCAAAGATCGAACGCACGCCCCCGCAATACTTGCACTTGCTCTCAACCCACGAGTGCTTCATCCGCCTGAACCAGACGTTCCCATCCTCGCTGGCAAACGACTTGGCAATGGAGTGTTGGCCGTTGGCGTGCTTCGAGCAATACAGACTACGCCGGGCTAGCAGGCTCGTTAGCTGTGTGATACCGATCCCGAACACCTGCTTCGTCAGTATGTGATCGACTCGTTGCTCAAGGTCCGGCATCTCGGCCGCCAGACCGTTGTTCAGGCGACGGGTGATCTCACGCAGGAACACGCCTGACTTTGTGCACGGGTCGAGGAAGGTCACGTTTTTGTTCGCCCAAATGTTCGCGCCGTCATTATTCGCCGCCCACGCCTCCGCGAGCGTATCAAGCATTCGGTTGGCGAACTCCGGTGGTGTGAAGACTTCGTCGTTCGAGAGGTTGGCGATGCAGGTCAGAACATCTGGGTTTCGGCCGCGCAGTGCAACGCTAACCAGAGCGCTCATTCGGGCACCTTCGTCGCGTCGCCCGGGCTGATGGCGGCCATCTCGCTCACCGTCATCGGCGGGTAGGTCCTGGTCGGTGTAAAGATCTCGTGGTTGCCAAGTTGCGCGAATAGTGAACCCTCCGCGCTAAAGGTTGACGAGAGAGTGAGGCTCCCTAGGTGAAAGTCGCGTCGCTGGAACCTGCCCTTGCCCAAGTAGCCCCATTCCGCAAAGGTGATGGGCTGATCATCGCTGGTGCGCATCTTTAGGGCGTCACCGTGGACAATGTTCTGCGACAGCACGTAGGAAGCGGCCCGATAGAGTTCATCCGACTCCTCAAGATTCAGGTAGTCAGCGAGGATTTCTAGCATGTTCACGCGGCACTCGGCGATATTGTCCTCCAAAAGCTCAATGCCGTACGTGCACATTAGAGCCAGAAGCGCGTAGTGCTGCTTTTCAAAGTCGGACTTCCCGAACTTGAGTTCTACAGCGGCGAGCTTCCGCTGCAGGATGCGGACGAGGAAGTTCCCACTGCCGCACGCCGGCTCCAAGAAGCGGGAGTCAATGCGCTCTGTCTCGTCCTTGACGAGGTCGAGCATCGCTTCGACCATCCAGAGAGGTGTGAACACCTCTCCGTGATCGGCGACGCGTTGTTTTGATTTCACTTGGCTCATGGCAGAGAAACGCGATCTGGAGTAGCAGGTTGCACACCTTCGACCGCCGGCGCGGATGTCATCAATCAGCCGCCGGAATTCCTCTTCGCGCGCTTTCGGTTGCACTTCGCGCAGCGGCAGCGCGGCGAGTCTGGATTGTGGTGGGCCCAGACCTTGCCGCCGGATCGGTTCTTTATCCGCAGGTTGTTGCGGCGTCCGTATTCGCTTTGAAAGACCTCATCCGGGATCGAGGTCATATCGAATCCCGGCGTCCATACGCTCACTTCGTTCAATCTCTCTCCTGGAGTGATCGTATCACAACGGCTAGTGGGTCAGATCGAAATTTAGCGGCAGGTAGCGAGAATCGAGCCTTCGAGGGTAAACATCAGCATCGCGAGGATCAGCAGCGCGAGACGAAGCGCCATCATCATTGACCCCCATGCCACCTTAGGACGTTGCCGGTTGTTAACTGGTGGCTACCGGGGAACGGCCAGCTTGAAGCGTAGCGCACTTCACCGATCTCCAGGACGTGCAGCGGTTGACCAAAGGCAACCACCCATATCCGGGTGGGTATGGCAGCGATGAAGGAATGCGGCGTCCGCTTCCCCTGGAAGGTCTCCAAACAGGCCATCGTTTGAGCGGCATCGTGGTCAAAACTGGCAAAGAGCCGTGCCAGGGTCTCGCTATCGTTGCCGGTTTCCAGGGGTAGGTGGTAAGCGGCCGCCAGCTCCTCGTGTTCGTAGACGGTCCCGTTGTGGGCAAAAACCATATCGCCGACGCGGAGCGGCTGAGCGTTGTCGATTCCGCGGCCGCTGGTGGTCAGCCTGGCGTGCCCGACGCCCCAGGCGAGATTCTTGGGCAGCTCCACCCGGAAAGGAGCTGGCCAGCTCGGGGTTGGTCGGCGCTCGATGCCTCGGTCGCCCTTGGTGGTCATCCAGGCGATCCCGAAGCTATCCGGGCCGCGGCGCCGTGCCTTGAGGATCAGAGCACGGACCAGGTCGTCGTCCGGATTGCCCACGAATCCCATCAGGCCGCACATAGGAACTCCTGGGCGGAAGGCAGATATGCGGCCGCTTCTCTGACGATATTGGCGTCGATTTGGTGCACTTCCCGCCATGCTTCCTGGATCGAGGGCGCGAACTGGCGAGCTGCCCACGGTCCGGTACCTACCTGATATCCGCGCGGCCAGTTGTAACATGGCGGCAGCTCCGCGCCGAAGTAATCGAGCGCGGCGAAGACTTCCTCGTGCGTCCAGTCCGCCATGGGTGCATACCGCGTCACCCCGCGGCTGGTGTAGGTCCCGCCAGGCCCGCCGCAGAAGTTGCCATCCTTGCGGCGCCGGCCAACGGCCAGGATCGGGTTGCCCTCCCGCTTGACGTAAACCTCCTGGCCCCAGTGCTGGACCTGATGAAACCACCGGGCGGCGATCGCAGCGTTGCGCGGGAAGAGCATATCGGGATTCCGGCTGAGCCAGCCCAGGTCGTGGTGGGTCCTGATGATGGTCAACTGTTCCGGCATGTTATCCGTAACCCACTGAAGAAACGCGCGATATTCGAGGGCGGTGATGACCAGGATACAGGATGGATACCCGGCCAAGTCACACAGCCGCCCCAGGACGACAGAATCCTTACCGCCAGACCAGCCGTAGGCTAGGCCCCGGTCCCGGGCTATGGTGCGGATCGCGGCTGCCGCCTGGTCGATCCGGCGCTCGATATCAGGCACCAACTCGCGGGCCCGCCGGCGAATCTCTTCCCACCTGTTCTGATCGGGGATTCCCTGCTTCTGGCCCAACACTTAAAGTAAATTCTCAACCCGCAGGCTCATCTGTGAGCCACCTGGATGGGCTTCCATTCTAATAAAAGGCGTGCACCCGCTTTTCACTTGAGATGCCGGTTCTGAGGGTTTTCCGTCCGGATGCCTCGCTGTGCACGAGCCGCCCTGGCTAATTGTAACGTCTGATGTTTTTGACCTGTTCCCTACTGCTGCCGTGGTTTTGAAATGTACGGCGGCTCTGGAGGTAGTTGGTTGTCAATCGAGTGGGACGGCAAATACTTCTGGTCCGGGTACCGATCGAAGTAGTCATGATTGATCTGCTGGTGCACGCGCCATTTGCGCGGCAATTCGTCAGCGTGGAAGATTGCATCAACGGGACATTCTGCCACACACGCCCCGCAATCGATGCATTCCACCGGGTCGATGTAGACACGCTGGTAGGACCCTCCCTTGGTTTCCTCTGCAGTGGGATGGATCGCCTCCACCGGACACGCGTCTACGCACGGAGGATTAAAGATATGCATCTTCCTCCGCGCGGCGGCTCGACGCGGAGCCGTCTCCACGCACCGCGGGTTCCGCTTTCCTATACAAGGAGCAGCGACGACGAACGCGGCAGACGCATACCTCGGGAGAATGCTGACCAGGATGGCCAAAATCGTTCGTCGCGTCTGCATGAATTGAAAACCTTTATACTATACCAAGGCTAGGCGACCTTCTAATGTCGCTCAACAGGGCCGTGCTAGGACAGAGGAGGTGGAATTGCGGCATCCTTTCACGTCTCGCCACGTGAAGGCGGGATTGTGCGGAGTTGCCATTCTCGTCTGTGCGGGTATGGTTTTCGCGCAACTCGAACGGACGGTTGTTGTGGTGAAGACTGCGCCGGACGGACAGTCGACTTCGTGTCAAGTTGTCGAAACTAAGGCAGACTTGCTCGCAACACTGAAAAAAGTCGGTTGGAGTAATGGTGGCGAGCCACCCATCAGCATTGACTGGGAAAAGGAATGCGCCGTCATCATCGCCCCACGCGCACCAACCCTCGGCAATACCGCCCTTAGGAACAACCCCGGCGTCCGCTTTGTTAGCCTTCGTTGGGATGGCGCACACTACGTGTTGACATGGGAGCCGTCGGGCTTTAGCAATGGATCAGAGACGTTGATCGTCGCCATTGAACATACGTACCATGCTGACGACCGGCTGCGCTGTCAAGATAACGCTGGCGGCGGCGGCCAGGACGTGAAGCTCACGGCTCCGGTGGGCCACCCGTAAGCCAGCATTCTCATTTTCTCGTAATCGGCGGTTTGGGTATAAACGGCGGCTCCGGCCTCACCTGCGTCGGTGCCTGCACGCCGGGACGAAAATCCTCATAACTGAACGGCGTGCCAATCTGGAAGAGCACGATGCTGATGAGGACAACTGCGAGAGTGATCATTACGAGCCCTGGGGAACTGCTCTCCAAAGATCCCTTGAGCGGCTTGCCCTCAACCCCGAGCTTATAGATCGAGTCCGCCGAGCGCAAGACATACAAGGCCCCGACGAAGAGCACTATGTAGCCGAAGAAAATAGAGGTGGTCCTAAGGACCGAGGTGTCCCATGCTCGAGAGTACAGCATGATTATGGCGTACTCGGGTGGCGCCTGAGTCATGGCGGCGCGCACCGCAGCGGCGTAATTCTCCTTCTGCAGGAAAAGGCTGTACGAGAGGAGGACGGACGCGAAGGCCAGCAGCATGGTCACGACACCAATAATTATCGGCGTGAGGTACGGAACCGGGCGGTCCTCTTCAGCGCGCTTCGTTCGCGTTGCGACTGCGTCACCCAT